CTTTGGCTTATACCCATATTTTTGCTCAAAAAGTTCGATAGCCTTCAAATCTATAATGTCAGGAGTGTATCCCTGCCACAGCGGCGAGTCTTCTTCTTTTGATAAGCTCCAGTATGTTAATTGTCGTATAACCTCTTGTTCGTCCATAAGGTGATTTACTTGTCACCACTCCCATTGTTCAATACGGTTTCAATGTCAGGGAATCTAACAACGTGCCAAGCGAGTAAACCTGCGACAGTGGCTAGAACCACTTCCAGATCAGTTCCAGAATACTCTTCGTTGACAAGGCCGTCGGACGTGTCATAGACCGTGTACCATTTCCCATGTATCCGTATAACCACGTTTACAACCGGAAGCGTGATGTCTACGACTTGTCCAAGCGTGTACTGGAAATCATCATTCCACGCTACTGTGTAACCAACCCCTGCAGAGTCAAGCTCTTCTAGCAACGGAATAATCTGGCGTTTAATTTGTTCGACTTTCTTGCCGATCTCTACCTGCCTGTTTCTTTCAGCGTTGGTTATATACTCGCGCAGTTTCATCTTAGACCTCCAATAGCGGCAGCCTTTGTTCTAGAATAAGGTTGTTTTCGCCATGCGACCTTAAAACCAGTCCGCCAGATTCGGCCAACTCTGCGGCCATATCTGCGATAAGCCAACTTGGCCCAAAAAACTCAACGACCCATTTCCGCCCCTCTCTTCTAAGGCCAGATGATACGGTCGTGTTATGAATACTACTCTGTTCCATCTTCTGTAAACACTCCACGCTCTATAAGTTGATCCATCTGCGCCATAACTATACTTGCAACCTTTATGGCATTTTCCCAGGTGGATTTATCGTCGCCGTTATGTTCCGGAACAACAACGGAGTATGTCGGCACCTTTGTATCAATGTCTATCGCTTCAACGACTGATACCGCATCTTCACCTTCGATGGATAGCGGAATAACCAACAGCTTGATAGGTGCTTCGTCGCTAGTCTTTACCAAGAAGTCCTCTTCTCGCAGCGTTATTACAATACCAGTGTTTTCATTCATAGTTGCCCCTTTCGGCATAAGCTATACTGCCCTTCCGGTGTCAACATCTACAATCGTAAACCTGTCAATGCACTTCACTCCGTGTGCCTTTAGCCATTCGTCATCCTGCAGGTGTTTCTGGAGGAATCCGACAGCTTTGTTCACGGCATACTTCCTGACAGGGTTATCAATATCCATACACCGCGAATATCCATAAACATCACTCCCGTCCGGAAGCTTGACCGTGGCATACGCCATGTATCTTGACCCCGAACTTTTGCATCGCCTTACAAGCGATTTGAATTTCTCTGGCATGGCTTCGTAATCGTCGTAGTCAGACAGATCGCGACCAGGCCACCAGAGAATGATTGACACCCTGCGCCAATCCCTAGAACTAACAACTCCTACTGGTTTCGCAAAAAATCTCATTTTAACACCCCGTTTTTTCCCCACGCGATCCGCGCATGGATTCTAATAGTTCCCAATCTTCGCACCCGTCATTATTCCGTTTTAGGATTCTCTTATAGGCTTCTGCGCCTGTACCCCAAACCCAATGGCCCATTGTGCAGCAAGTGACTGACTCTTCATCGCTAACTTTGCGGAACTTTACGTTTCGGCAATTATGGCATGTTTTCATTATTCCTCCAAGCACCCCTGGCAGGACTCGAACCTGCGACTAACGACTTAGAAGGCCGCTGCTCTATCCACTGAGCCACAGGGGCCTATTCACAAGTAACCTTGCAACTGGCAATCTTGTATCCGAACGCACATGCTCCGCAGGCCCTACCGTATCCATAGTTGTAATACGGAACAAGGTCTTGAAACTTCGTTGCCGCAACACAGTCTGCAACCCACTGCCAACGCATTCCTGCTGGACACCTTTCAGTTAGGCCACATGCAGTTATTATCAGCATAAAGATTACCAGAATGAAAAATATCCTTTTCATGATTACCAGCACTCAGACCAACATTCAGTGATTTTATATCCGAATTTACATGGGCCGCAGAGTCTGCCAGTGCCAGTATTCGTGTATGGCTCAAGCCTGTCGTGTTCGAATACTTTTACACAGGTTGAATACCAATGCCATGTACATTTATACGGATGCTGTTCTCCGCCACAGCTAGATATAGTTATAATTATAACTATTAATAAAATAAACCAGATACGACTCACTGGAATCTCCTTAGTCTAATTATACCACACTTTCGGAGGACCAAATAGCATGTCTGCGCCACCTATAGTAATTGTTACAATTACCCACACAAGCATACCAAAAGCCAACGATCCAGGAATAATTGCAAAAATGCACATTAACGCATACGTACACGACGGATCGTTAACGTCGAATCCGAATCGGCGGCGATATAGGTAGAGACATACAAGATTTGCGGCGTGGCACAGAATCAAAAACCAAAGGCCACAAAAGTACAAAATTATACTGACTGCAAGGTCGCTCATATCCACTCCTTTTTAGAACCCCCGACCAGATTCGAACTGATAACCTAGCGGTTCGTAGCCGCTTGCTCTTGTTCCTTTGAGCTACGGGGGCTAGTCAAGAATTGAATCAAAGGCATCACAATCCATTGGATTGTCAAAGTGCCTTTTTTCTATTGTGTAGCAGTAAAGGCTGTCTGGATAACAGTTGCCGTATATTATTTCATATGCAACAATACATGGGAATGTAGATGGCTTTTCCAAGTCCCAAGCCTTGCCATACCTGTCAGCCATCTTTCGGTTAAAATCGTCAAACGTGTCTTCTGTCCTTACAAGTATGATTTCCATTGGTTTTACCTCCAGGCCGTAATGTATTCAACTATTGCTGCGAGTATAAACACAGCTATGAAAATTAGTATATATGGCACAACCACTGCCTCCGTGCTTAGTAGCCCCGACCAGATTTGAACTGGTGACCTATCGCTTATCAGACGATTGCTCTTGCCGAACTGAGCTTCGGGGCTTTTAATGTCTAGTAGTCAACAATCCGCTCTTCTAGCGTATCCTCACCAACGTATCCGCCACTAAACATATCTGCATTGATAGAGTTCTCCTTGTATAGCTTAACCATAGCTTTAGGATCAACAAGATAGCCTTTCAGATCTGCAAGCAGTTTTGCACTGTCCGTGAATACAATCGTAGCGCATCCAACTTTCACAACCCACCCATTCAGCACAGTTTCAATTGTTACATTGTAAGGTTTCATTTTATCCCCCCAATTCAAAAAATGTTGTTGCTAAGTCAACAATAGACCAAACCAGAAGTATCGCAAGGCACACAAAAAACGCTGCCGTATATACCCAAGGTACAAAAACAACAGCACCCATTAGCCATCTTCCCCACAGCGGAATCTTTAACATCAGCGATTTGTCACTTTTGTATGTTACAATTACTATAGCTGTAAGCATGAACCATATTAAGTTTACCAGGATTCCAGACACAATAATATCCGTTGTCATTAGCATAGCTTCCTCCTTTTACCAATCTAAGAGAATCATAGCAATCGCACACACAACCAACACCATTGTAATCAGGAAAAGACCTCCTGCGCAAATCCAAAGCAGCATCATATTCTCCGTGTGGGGGTGGTCGGGATCGAACCGACGACCGACTGTTTATGAGACAGTAGCTCTTCCGCTGAGCCTACACCCCCGCATTTGTAAGCTTTCTGGCCTCAAACTCCGCTTTAACCCGCGATTGCAGCATCAGAATATTCATGTGTTCTAGTGCAGTTTGCATCGCAAGTACATACTCAGCGGTCATTTCATACGCAATCTTATTCAGGTCTTTAGTGACCGGAAAGTTCTCTAATTCCATACGCGATAATACAATCTCTTGTATTGCCAGGATGAGTTCGTATATTTGACCATCGCACTGATTAGCTGCGGTGTAGCCAATGCCCATCAACCTTTCCGCGTCCGTCTTTTTGCTTGCCATGTCAACCTCCGTACACTTTGTGACGAATCCCACCCACCCTAAATAAAGCCCACTCGTCACACGTCAAGAGGAGAGAAAACTGAGTTCTAGTCGTTTGTCAGCGGCACAACGTTCTCGCCACTGAACAACAGCGTCAGGTCTGCGTTAGGATCGATAAACCAGACATTATCACCCGCAAAGACCTCTTTAGCAGCTTCCCAAATCTGTAGTTGCAGCCATCCAGGATTAGTTTCGTAGACCTTTGCATTTTCCTGTGCAACAAGCCTTGCACGGCGAGCCTTTTCAAGCTCTACCGCCGTGTTTGCCTCTTCGGTCTTTACCTGTTCTTCGGCAAGCTTTCTGTCCTCAATTGCTACTTCAACACTGACCTGGGCAAGAGCCTTAGCCTTCAATTTGTTGAGGTACTCTTGGTCCGGAGCGATGTTGTTAATCCCAACATCTTTCAAGATACAGTAAATCTCAGATAGCTCCATTTCAAGATATTCGTAGATTTTGTCTTGAACGACATACCTGCCAAGCTCTTCGTTTACAGCACCTTCTTCGTCAATGCCAAGCATTTCGTCGATAGTAAACTGTGTGGTTACAGCCTTCACGACACGCGGGATACGACCAAGGACTTGATTCATCAGAGCTTCATCGCTGATAGTTTCTTGGTTGTATTCCTCCCACATCTTTTTGATATTTTCTTCCGTCTTGTCCCTGGAAAATGTAACCTGCAGATTAAGGCCAACAGGTTGTTTATCCTTCGTTACAAGATCGGGATCAGACCATTGGACCGTAAGCGCGGAGATGTTGATAGTCTTGATTTCGTCATACCAGCCCATAGCTGAGTGCCTGCCAGCAGGAAGGACCTCTGCGATCCTTACTCCAGAAATCAGCTTGAGTCCAACCTCATGCTCCTCAACAGGCTTCTTCCATGAGCATCCACCCATAACAAGAACCAGTAGTAGCAACGCAACAACAACAACCATTTTCCCATTTTTCATATTAGCCTCCTAAGCTTAACTCATTCGTCTTCCAGCGATAAATCTTAACAATAGCAAGAATCCACCAAACACCAGTAGGACAATTGCTATAAGGTCATCTATCCCACTCCCTAGTGGGAGTATGAAAAGGATTATGTTCCTTGTAAACGGCATCCAGAAAAGAAGCCCTATGCCAAGAAGTGTTACAGCAACCACAGTTACCTTTTGGCGATTACTCATTCTGTCCCATTTACTCATAAGTCTATCTCCTTTCGTGGGTGACCAACGGGACTCGAACCCGTATTCCCTGATGCACAGTCAGATGTCTTGCCATTAGACGATAGCCACCGCATGGTCGCTAGAACGGAAATTTGCTGCCGTCCTTTGAGACTTCGCGCATGAGGATAACGCCGTCAAATGCAACGCTGCCACTCGCAAACTTCCCCGTTGATTTCCTTGGCTTGCCTTCCGAGAGGGATGTAAGGTCGTAAAAGGCAGGAAGCTCTCTCGGCGGTCCCATAACCGCCACTTCGTAAACCCTGCGACTTGACGATATTGACGCTACGCTCTCGGCATCTTTCAAGTTGTCGAAGACAATGATGCCGTTCTCCTTCAACCAGTCAGGCGGGGTTGTCAACTTCCCAACTTCGTATTCGACAGCAGCCTTCCCGCTGGCGAAAAGTGACATGAGTCGCTCATGTCCTCCGCAAAAGCTCTGAACCTTCACCACTTTGTAGTAACGCATAGTACACTCTCCTATAGGAATTTGTTGTCGGTCATGCCTGACCTACCGTATATTATACTGCAGAACCTCAACTTTGTTGATAATTATTCATGCGGAGCAGGTAGGATTCGAACCTACGGGCCATTTCTGGCCACTCCCTTAGCGGGGGAGCGCAATAAGCCAAACTCTGCCACCGCTCCAGCTATTACCCAATAAACTTGCTATACAAGTCTCCAAACACATCTGGAGCCAGGTCGTTTGCTATACGAAGCATTTGTGTAGCAACGTCGCGAATTTCCCATTGTGCAGCTTTGTCACACCTGACTTCAATAAAGTGTCTTAATGACCTAAAGTTCATAGTGACAACAACCTTCGTCACGGTCGCATTTGGTAGAAGATATCTTGCATCTTCCTTTTTAATCCCAAGCTGTCGCAGTCGTTCGTAAACATCTGTGACGTAACTTATTGCCGCTTCCCACAACGGAAGAACGTATTCATTTTCACTCTCAAGGATTGATGGAGGAATCACAAACTCTGCGTCTGTCATGTCAACATATCGTTGAGACTCCTGGCTGTAACTTGCGATTCTATGTCTGACAAGTTGGTGAGAGCAAGCCCTTGATATTCCATACACCACAAACGTAACGCTGGCATGTTCTATAATAGATTCATGCCCTTCTCTAATCCGATTTTTGATAAACTTACTACGATCTTTGCCTGCGCTGCGATAGCACACGCGCCCTGCGGATTCTATCAAATATTCAGGATCAATTGTAAATGACAGAATCGTTACTTTTGGCGTCGCGCCAGGTTTTTCGCCTTCCATTCTTTCCACACCGCCTTCGCTTCGTTAAATGGAACCTCTGCCATCGGGATAATCCCTTGAACCATCAGTGTGCCATCAGGCCACTTTGCAGAAGTCTTTATTATACGCCCGATATTTAGTTGTGTGTTTTCTGCATATTCGCCAGGGGTCGCAACTGTCCCACTAATGGCAACTTGATACACAGGGAAAACGGTAGAGTAAGGCGATCCGCTAATTAGTTGTCTGTACCGGAGTGTATTTTCAAGCGAGTTAAAAACCGTCAGGTTGTACCCGTATTCAGCCAACCATCCTGGAGCAACTGATAGTTGTCCAGGAATATACTCCACCCTGGCTACCCCTCTGGTCCACGAAGACCATAATCTTCCGCCTTGTTGCCTGAACACCTTGTAGTATCTCATTTCATTCTCTCCTTTGCTGCAATACGTTCGGCCTGTGTGACTTCCCTCATCAGAATTACGCCATCAACCATCCTTGTCCCATTAGGGAATTTCCCCCAATTTCTCAGAACAAGCATTCCTGTCTGCAAGTAGGCGTCTGAACAAAGCGGCTCAGGCTCCCTTGCAGTCCCTACAATCGCCACTAGATAGATTGGATATGTGGAGGAATAGTCCATCGCCGCCTTAAGTGAATCAAACACGGTAAGCCCGTAGCCCTTGGACATTAACCAATCTGGAGGCGTTGACAACTTACCGACTTCATATTCAACCTTGGCCTTCCCCTTTGCGTAAGAGGAATATAGTTTCCCGCTATACAGTGATGGCCTGACAACTTTGTAGTAACTCATTCTAACCTCCACCTATATAATTTCTGCATAGATGTCTGCGATCTCGTCCAAAGAGGCCCGTTTTAGCAGAATAATACCATCGACCATAAGTGTGCCTTCTGGCCAAGTATATGTTCCCGCCGGTTTCATGTTGCCAATTATCAGATTTTCTGAGCGAATATAAGGAAGCAAAGGTTCCCTTATACGCCCCATCACGCTGACCTCAAAAATAAAGAAGAGGCTTGAGCCAGTAAACGCAACGGCGTGTTCCAATGTGTCGAATACGGTAAGTCCATATCCCAAGTTATTTAGCCATTCCGGAGGCGTTGACAGCTTCCCGACTTCGTATTCGACAGCAGCCTTTCCTTGCGCGTATGCAGACACAAGGTTGTCAGTTCCCCATTGTCTCCTAAGCACTTTGTAATATTTCATGCGTGTCCTCCTATTATTATTCGTACACGGTTTTCCACGATAGATGTGCCAATCTATCTCCAAACTTCTCCTTGTACCATTCTCTAAGCTCTGTCACCTTCGCCCGTTCCCTTGTTGCGCTATACCCAACCCCAACACCATCCCTCTCACTGTCGAGAAATAGTTCGTCCGGTGCGTTTATCGCATAATCCAAAAGAAGCCAGCCAGCAATAACATATTCATCCGTTGCGTTTTGCGGAGTTTCGTTTATAAGCGATCCGCTAAATAGTGGGTAGAATCTATGTGGCGGAGCGTCGTCGTCTATTCCAATCAATTTGTCAAGTGTCCTTCTCATCACGCGATATTCATACCACTGTCTAAGCTCTGAATTGTGACGTTCTTGTGTCATAGCCTTGTCTTCGCCGTCAAATAGATATTCCATCTCCCCACTGTCATTCCATTCATACCCGTTGCCAAGGGTAAAATACAAGTGGTCAAGGATTCTCCACAAGGTGTATTGGTCATCACCATATAGAAATGGGTATTTCCATTTTGAGTCCTCTATCAGTTTCAGTAGCCCTGTCATCGTATCCTCCTTTTCAAGCCAGGGAGGGGAGTCGAACCCCTAACCTGACGATTACAAGTCGCCTGCTCTTCCAGTTGAGCTACCCTGGCATTTCAAACCACATACCTACATTTTCGGCATGAGCCGCGTCACTTTCTGTTAGTAGCTCTACAGCAATCTCTGCCCTTGCATCTCCGTCATATGACCAAGGCGTTATTGATTCTGCGGACAGGAGTAACGTCTGGCCATCTTCTACTTTTAGATATATCTCTGTAATCTCTCCTGTAACCGAAAAATATCCAGCCCTTGTTATTGTAACTGGCTTCCCCTTCCCGAAAATCTTTTCTAGCACTTTTGATGACTTCATATTATTCCTCTTGGCATGACAGCCCCCCGCTTGACGGCCTACTTTTCTCTGTCGGCACTTCAAACCAATACGCAGCTTTGCGAGCAACACGCGCCTCACCTTCTGTCAGGGTGGTTGCATACAGTTCTGTTTCTGACCACGGACTTGCGAGTGACGGAGTTACATGAGTTGAACCAATTGCGATAATCTTACAATAATCGCCCCCAATTTCCAGGAACATCTCCCCATCTTCTTCGCGAATCCCAACCCTGACGACTTCAAGTTCGCCGTTCCTTGCTGCTTGATTAAGCTGATAGATTAGACTTTTCATGGTCGCCTCCTTTTACCGGATACCAAATTACGAAGTCAAAATCAACTTCACTCTGTGGAACCCAATCGGCCACAAGCCCGTATTCATCACAGTGTAATCCGTCTGCATACACAGCTAACCTAGAACCATCGCTAAACGCTATGACAATGCCTGCTTCGTGTCCTCTTTCGACGCCAAACTTAGTGACATGAACTTTATCCGGATCAATCTTCTCAAATGCTTCCTCAAGTAATGTTTTCATCTTTCACCTATTTTGGATACTCGTTATAAGGTGCGCCACAATAAGGACATTTTACCTTGTCTTTTACCAAAAGAATGTCGCAATATTCACACCTTGCAACTCTAACTCGCACTTTCCCAGGTTCGTAGACAGGGTTGCCGAAATAGGTTATCCTCCTATCTGGAATATGGGAAGTCGATACAGACCAATCACTTAAATAAGTATACGCCTGTGTTCCGTAATCATATCCTGCTACCATTATTCCTCCTAGGTCCTCCCGTGGGGATTCGAACCCCGTTCATTCGGTTGAAAGCCGAATATCCTATCCAGTAGACGACGGGAGGAAAATTGGGGTGCAAGGATTCGAACCCTGATAAGTTGGTCCAAGGCCAACTGTCCTTCCGTTGAACGACACCCCAACAGGCTTTACCAAAAAACCGTTACTAAGTAATTCCCAGGTTTAAGATGCTTGTCATGAACAAGCTTGTTTAGCAACTGCCTGGTAATTCCATGTCCAGAAACGTCACTGTCAAAGAAGTCTCTAAGATTCTCCACATCCCATCTATCAATGCTTCCATCAATCGTATAAAGATGCTGAGAGTCGTTAGACCACTCTTCGGCGGCAGCAAGTTCTACCCGCTTCCCGTAAATCTCCAAAATCGCCTTTTCCAAGACGTTGCATTCGATTACGACAACTGTTAAAATTGTACTTTTTATATTTGCCATAATTCAGTCTCCTTTGTATAACAGGTTTATCACCTTGAAGCTAAGGCGTTGACCTTCAACGGACTGTTCGTAAATCGGCCTGACAACAATACCTTCTCGCTGAACGCCGCTATCATATTCTCCCTCAGCAAGCTTCCGCCAATCTTCATCGTCCATCTTATGGTTGTCTAGCGTGTGGAGGACTCTCACCATTGGCAGTCCATAATCGGTACAGAATCCATAAACCTCTGCTCCGTCAAGATACGTGCGCCTGTCAATGTCGTATATATCGAACACGCGAATCTCATGGGTGTCCAGTTTTAACGGATTCTTTTGGATGCCAGGGCCAACTATTTCCATTTGGATAGCGTAGTTTTTACCAAGGTCTGTTAGCGTCTCCAGAATCTTGTACTTTATTGCCATCCTCCAATACACACCAATTTCAGTATCGCCCTTTAGATACTCTATGTTTCTGCTACATGCCCCAAGGTGATGATCTCTTCGGTAAATCGTACAACTTATACCGTCATATTTCTCGGTCACATAGAACCAGTCCTGCGCTAGCATAGCGGCGACCAGTTTGGGTACTCGCTGGAAGTTAACTTCGTCTGTTTTTGGTACAAAGAGAGGGAAAGCGCCTGCTGCGATCCCTTGAAGTTGTGGCGATATTTGTTTTACATATTTTCTGACCCTACGATATTCGGTTATATCGTTACCAACTTCGCCAACCATGTCTGGACCAAGCGGCAATACAAGGGCCTCAGAAGGAGTGCCACGCAAGCGAATCATCCTCACACGATACTTGTACTTCTCCATAAAGTCAAATCTAGCATCATCTTCTGGTAAAATAGAATCCTGGAGATATATCTCGCAACGGTCGCCAATTCTAAACTCTCCGACTTGGGCAATAGCTCTCCATTTACCACCGCTCCCGCAGACGACTTCTATGCTCTCGATCCTGTCAGCATTCTTTATGGGTATTACATCCATAACCTTGCCGATGTAGGCCATGCCAGGAACAAGACCTTGGTCTTTCCAATCGTCCGGTATATCATTCTGTGTCATGGCACCCTCCTTTATTTTCGATAAATGGGCCTGCAAGGACTTGAACCTTGAACCTCTTCCTTGTAAGGGAAATGCTCTTCCAACTTGAGCTACAAGCCCTCCTTGCTATTCCTCCCTACGAACTTTGAACTTTGCACCACTCTCGTCGTAGTAAAAGACTTCGTAATAGTCTATCCTTGCCCGAATGTCACGATACGTCACATCGTTAGGCCAGCAACTATCAAACCAGCCAGGGTGTTCATTCTCTTCGTATTCTTTTTTGCTATCTACATATACAAACACCCAAAAACCTGGAAGTGTGCTATAACCACCATCCCTACATATCCTGATCCGTTCGTTGTGCGAAAAGCTGTAGTATTTATCCATATACATATAAAAATCATCTAGCTTTTCCCTGTCACCGAATATCGACTCACTTGTGCGATGATCGGCATCTCCATGTGTCCACGTAACAACAATTTCAAACACATCAATCGGGGGCTTTTTCGATACAACACTTTCAAGTTTTAGTCTGTCAAGATTCATATTACTTTCTCTTTCTGGATTCTACCTTTGTTAGCTTGCTGCCAAACTTCGACTCTATTTTGCCTGTTTGAGTATCTTTAAGCCTTCTGGCTTGAACCCCTTTACCTTTCCTCTGCTGCCGTCACTGCTATCTTCTACATCGTCGTTAATCCCAAAAAGCCAATTAAACAATCCCATTTGTATATTCCTTATGTTTTAATAACAACGCCACTTCTACCCTTTTCATAGGGCATCCACCGCGCTTGTTCTTTACCATACCTAAGCGATGCGCCAAACCTAGACTTCCTTGTAAGGAACCTGATCGGGCCACCGTCCGGTGGTCTAAATTCGCGCCTGCCGATGTCTGTATAACCAAGAATATCAATCAAGTATCTCCTGTAGCACCGATAAGCCTGACTGTGATTCTGGTGAATCTTTGGACTTGCACCACGCAGCATCGCATTTACTGTAGCGTTTCCTCCAGAGCAATATTCTTTTGGTGTTCCGCACATCACAACTCTAGGCATAATTACCACTCCTGTTCTATTGTCGGTGAGGATATAATATCTTCAAGCGTATATCCAGCAGGGCAGTTTAAGGTGTTGCTATAAACCGTCTTGCATGAAAGACGGTAAGAACCCCACCAATAATTTACCGTTTTACAACAAAGCAATTCATAGTCTGCGCAACTTGTGACAAACAATGCGACAACGATCAATGCAACCAATAGAAAGGCCGTGCGAGTTTTCATCTTTACCTCCCCCTTAATCAGTGATTGTGCGACGGGACAGATTTGAACTGCCGACGCTGTGATCTTCAATCACACGCTCTACCAGACTGAGCTACCGCCGCTTGCAAATTCGCGGTCGGCCAGTTTCGATTGAGCCTAATGCTATTAGGCAGAGGGAGAGGGATTCGAACCCCCGAACCCCTTGCGGGGCTTGCGGTTTTCAAGACCGCCGCGATCAGCCAGACTCCGCCATCCCCCTAAATATATTCTTGAATTGATCCTCAAGATATGCGCTTGCGAGTGATAGATTGTCCTCCAATTCCCAATGCGCGAGACTTGGCTTTACTGCACTGTAAGCCTCCTGTTTTGGAGTCACTCCCAAGAAGCTCGCTACAGAGTCAACCACTTCATTTGTTTTAGAAATAAGGTCAATATATCTTATCGACATCACATTCTCAAGGTTAACCGTATTTTCTATCATCTTTGCGAGATACCTAATAGTTATCATAAAGGCGATCTCAAATGGTATTTTGTTTCTTTTTGCTAAAGATTTTGCCGAATTGAATGGGTCACGATAAATCGTAATCGTCTTCATGTCTGGAGCCGCCTTTATTAAAAGGGGGAGGCAATAACACAACCTTGGGTCTTTTATCGCCCATAAATCCTTCCAGACAAACGGGCCTAGTAAAACTTTGTACTCCGCGAGATATTTATCTGCCTGATTCATAGACGGGAGTCTCCAATTGCCACCAATAACCTTGTCGTGGAAATCAACAATCTTCTTTTCTTCGTAATACCCTTCTGGATTGTGCTTGCTAGGTGGCAGAAGATTATCCCCCATGTATGCACCCAATCCATGCACAACTTTCGCAAGTGCAGATGTACCCCCTCTGTGAACTCCAACAACCGCGACTCCGCTCATTTGCCAGCTCCAGTCCAATTCTTTATATAGGCTATTGCCTTATCTACAACCTCTCCCTTGAAGGAGCCGTAAAAATATAGACCCACTTTTTCGCCCTCATCGTCTATAACGATTCCCCAATAAGTTCCGTTAAACTTAAAATAAATCTTCCCGTTACTGTATTTTACACTAATATAGTCTGGGAAACTAATGTTTCTAACAGCCTCTATTTTATCAATCAATTCTTCTGTAAGGTGAATCATTGTATGTCTCCTTTAAGCGGGTTGCGGGATTCGAACCCGCGACACGAAGCTTGGAAGGCTACTGCTCTACCAGTCTGAGCTAAACCCGCACTACTCGGACGGGTGGAGTTGAACCACCACACTTCGCATTAACAGTGCGATGCTCTGCCAATTGAGCTACGTCCGACTGAATTCCATCTTTCCCCATGTTAAAGGCCATGCGATAAGCTTGATATTCTGTCTGTGGCCGATATGGCAAATAGCGGTAACTTCCATCGTGTAACCGTTCCGCAGTTTTGCCATTTCCGTCATTGTTATTGGTATGAACATTGTCCCATCGTCACAATGCCCACAACTTACCGCATTCACTCCAGGGCTTACAACAACACGTTCTCTCTTTTTAGGCATTCCCGCCTCCATCATACACTTTAATTGCAATCATGTTTTGCCTTGCGTCGAATGTATACAGTCCATAAAATCCGCCGTTTTTCTTGTCAACGGTCACAGTACCAACAATTATTGCCCCAAGGAGATCTAGAAGGTGCCGCTGTGTCATCCTGAACTCCTTGCGTCCATCATCAACATCTTCAAACAAGACACTACCAGACTCACTTGCAGAAGCCCACGCATAAGGAACCAATGTTGCAGTAAATGTGAAATTTGGCACAACCTTGCAAGGCGATCCGAATACGTCTTCGTAAAATGCTTCTAGTTCAGGGACGGACATTTCTCCTGCCTTGCTAAATGGTACATTCCAAATGTGACCGTCTTCGGAAAAACCTATTAGTATATTTGAAGCCTCATTTCTACCTATAATTTGCATATCGTCCTCCAGGTCGGGGGTCGTGGATTTGAACCACGGCTGCACGGTCCCAAACCGCGCGTTCTACCTGACTAGACTAACCCCCGATAAAGATCGGCTACGTTCATCCACGGCAGGAATCGAACCTGTTCCAATTACAGGATGAGTATAATTGGTTACGCCAGTTATCCGACATAGCCGATCAGAACGGGTGATTGGGATCGAACCAATGTCGCCGTGAAACCCTTCACGAAGGGGGCGACCTATCCTCTATTTTAGCACCCGTTGGAGGCCCTGGTACGAGCAGGGCCTTTGGTTGAACAATAAGCGTTATTTGTGTGATGGCGGAGACAGCGCTTCTCCTACTTATTCCTCAACCTAAAAGTGGGTGGTGGAATTGAACCACCGAAGAGATTGCTCTCCCTAGGTTATCCCCTAGTGCCTTTGTCCTCTAGGCTACCCCACTTCGGTAAGGTTATTCGCTTCTCGAAGCTGCTTGGGCTTAGAATCACCTTTACCTAATAGCGGGAGGCGGATTTGAACCGCCGAAGGGATTTCTCCCGCAAGGTTATGAGCCTTGTGCCGTTAACCACTAGGCAATCCCGCTTAATACTTGTCAGGCCACTTCAAGATAGTGTCAACTGTCCATTCAACTCCGCTACAAGTGGGTGCATGAACAGTCTTGCACACCTTCGGCGTACATACGCCGTTTTCGTGACACCATTGTTTGCAACAGACAATTTCGTATTCACCTGCACACGCACTTATCAGAAACGCGATAAGTAACAATACAATAACCCACTTTTTCATATCACACCTCCGGTTCGTCAATTGGCATCACAGAAAGATATATGTTATTTTTTGCATACGGCGAATCAGGCGATAACATCCAACGTGTCTCTGCCTCTATAACTGTGCTTTTAACATATCCAAAATGAAGGTGTGTCCACTCCTGTCCGTCAATTTTCTGCGTTGTCGTTCTAAGGTATTGGCATTTGAGGCCAGGGCCACCAGAGAACCCCCACATAAGAGTTTCTACCCATTGTCCAGGAACAAGTGTAAAGTTTACATCGTTCCACGCATTAAAAACCTCAGCAATCTCTGGATGAAACACCTTTACCCATTCCAACAAGTTGTCTGGATAATATCCACCTGACCAATTATCGTCACTCATTGTACACCTCCTTAATTGTGTGTGTGCGGAGGCTACGGGAATCGAACCCGTGGCTCCTGCTCGACAGGCAGGTATGTTGGACCACTACACCAAGCCTCCATTACTATTTACCAATTAACACAGCTAAGAACTGGATATTGATTGCACCTGATAAATACACACTCCACAATACGCAGGCCAGATTTGTAACGTGTCCTCCTTGCACTACAATCAAGTGTTGGATTGCTTATACTCTCCCATGTGACATTTTCTGTGGCTTCTCTTGCCGCTGCCCTATACAGCTTTGCCATTTCAGCGTCAGTGTTATATCCTGAGTAATCGTATTCGACTATCTCTCCAACTGGCATTGGTGTTTGTTCAACCACTGTCTCTTGTGGCGTCCCACAACCAGAAAGCACGATGATTATAAGGATGGTTATAACAAACCACATTAGGAACCCAAATCCTTTTATTTCAAAGTCTCTCATGTTAGCCTCCTGTTACTTACAACTACTTGTTGAATACTGCCCACAGTCTACAAGGAAACAGTTCGCGTAACTGTCTCCGCATTTAAGTGTGTATGTGGTACAACCTGGCAGTTGAAGATAGCTATTTGTTGCTTGCCATGCACAGTCTTCTGTTATCCGTGACGTGTTGTTGTACTCTTCCGGTAGCGGTCCGCAGCCATTCAATAGAAAAACAAACACGACTGACACCACGATAATTATAATTGTGATTGGTATGTATCTAGTCACTTTCTTTATTGTCATTGTCACCCTCCTCCAAAGGCACTTCCCACGGCAGGACGACTTCCTCCTCCCAAGGCAATTGCCTTTCAAAAAATGCTTCAAATAGCTCAAGTGCTATATGGTATACTACCAAATCGCCAACCATCCTACATTCAGAATGGTGCATATGTTCAGGGCAATCATCTAACTTGGCAAACTCTACAGCTTCGTCTAAGATTTGATTGTACAACTCAGCTATATCCTGCCCTCTTGCGTCTATGGCCCTGTGTACAGCTTCTCTTATGTCCATATAACCCCCTATAGGAAAATTATCCAAATCCAAAACGGAAGTGTCGTTATAAGCAGCACAATTATTGCCACAGCTAGCAACATTAAGACAACAATGCTTCCAACAGTGTAAATCACAAACAAGAATATGTTTATGATAAAACCTATAATACCTCCGTTTTGGACAAATGGATAACTACCCCACCTGCCCCAAAACCAAATCATCTTTATTCCTTCCAGTCAAACTGCCAGTTAAACCAGTCCAAGAAGACCTCCATCATAAAGTGATGGATAATAAGGTCTCCGATTTGCATACACTCTTGAGACGAACGCGACTCTATGCACGGATTGTCCTCTTCTCCAAGCTTTTCAATCACGTATTGCATTATCTCTCCATACAGAGCTTCAACGGCTGGCCCATATGCGCTGACTGCTTCGATTACGGGTGTCCTCAAGTCTTTCATGTTCGCCTCCTTGTCCGCGCAGCAGGAATTGAACCTGCGACTCGCGGATTAAAAGTCCGCTACTCTTCCAACTGAGTTATGCGCGGCTGTTCTTGATCTTCCGCCTCTTTTGCAGCTATGGCCGCTTTGGCCTTTTCTAGCTTGTCAAGTGCAAATCTAATTGTCTTTTCGACAAAGGCGTCGTCTTCTGACATAAAATAGACTCCGATTAGGAACATTACATGCGATGGTACAAAAGCTTCGTCGTCATCGCCGTCCGGAAGCGCCAGTTTTGCCGCATCTGGCGCTAAGACTAGAGCAGCCTCATTAGGAAGCAGCTCAATCGTTGTAACTTCTTGCGTGTCTAACAAAACTCCACCCTCTAAGTCTTTTGTTGCCGACATTTTACTTCTCCAAATAAACTTGGACAAGGTACTCTTCAAAGCACCCAAGCCCATAATATACGACAAAGGTTCTGCCGCCAGAAATCTTTACATGCGAATAATTAAAGTCGTGAAACCGATTGCACTTTGCACAATACAAATTCCTTACAGGAACTTGATCTTTAACTCTTACCATCTGCCTTTTGTCCATAATATACTCCTTATGGGTGCGGGAGGATTCGAACCTCCACTATGTCGGACTTGACGCGACTGCCTCTGCCGATTGCGCTACGCACCCTTTTTGTGAAGCTCTTTATTCCAATCTGCCAAAGCATCAAGTACCCCTTTCCTGACCTCTACCATAATTGCCGTAGCGGCGTCTCCGGTACAACCGTTGAACTTTTCCATAAAATTGTCAGCAAACTCTATTTTCGTAGTAACGGTTGTATACGGACCATCTGGATTCGGCTCTATCGTTACCTTGATCTTCGACTGCAATTTCATTTTGCCTGCCGCCTTGTCATTATTTACACTGTATACATGAAATGGACTATTATCTGGAGTCCAGCCAAACGACGACGACGACGACGAAGATGCTTCGTGTGAATATGTCCAAGACTCGGCTCCAACACCAGTAGTCCAATATTTGATTGGAGGAACCTTTATCTCATAAAACACTGGCGCTTCATGGTTTTGCTTATTAACATACTCTTCCATAGTCTTTTTGGCCGTCTCAAGTGCCTCATCAAAGGCTGCAGAACTTCCAGAGATTTTCATATTCATTTTCACCATAGCATATTCCTTGATGCGTGATTGCCAAACAGGTAGGAGCAGGAGGATTCGAACCTCCACTGTTCAGGGTCTAAACCTGTTGCCTCTGCCAAGTTGGGCTACACTCCCGTACTATACAATTCTCCATCTATATTCCCCCGCCTCCCTTTTGACTTGGTACAGCGGGAAACATTCTAGGGTTGAATAAATATAAACCCACCCTTCGTAATGGTTGCCTTTTCTGATGTCAACATAGGTCCAAAAGGTTCCATCGGATACACGCTCCAAAACCACGTCTCTTGTTTCAAAGCCGCCTTGTCTTGATACCCAAGGGGTAGATTCGACAAACCTGAATTCGTATCCGGCAGTAACACCCTCATGAATGCACGTTTGGAACTGCACATCGTTTTTTACTATTATCTTATTCATCATTACCTCCTTTAGTGGGCGGGGCAGGAGTCGAACCTGCGATGTTTACCCTGCGGGATCGGTTTTACAGACCGACGCTACACAACCAACAGTAGACCTCCCGCCCTTAATCTTCAGCGCGGACATTCCACAATGTTAATGCCTCACTTATGCTAAGGCGTGACGGACCCTCTGCTCCACACGTACTGCAATACACACTATACACATACGGTATGTTTTTTGTGGAACCGTACCTGTTTAGCTCGAAGTCAATCTCCCCGCAAAACGGACAGACGCGAAGCTCAATTTTCCTATGCGCGGCTGGTATGTCTACAATCTTTGTACGCTCCATAACCATACTCCTCTCATTACGCTCTAGGTTGGACGCTACCCCAACTCCAGGCTTGGCAGTCAGAAGAGGCCGCTACTCTCCCCCCTAGTAACACCACGCTACTTATCATGAATTTTCGCGTGATGCCGAGTGACGTTCACCTGGGCTAAGACTATATCCATGTGTCTGCGACTTTCCACATCGCTAGAGATTTTTACATTCCCGCCCGATGGGGGACAGCGGGATTGGTTCCCCGCCATCCCCCATCTTCGTGCGTTCTCCAGTTAAGCAGAGCCTAACTTAAAGTACCCCTATTCGGAAGGGGAGGCAGGGGTATGAGGACTCGAACCCCAATTCGCGGTGTTGGAGACCGCTGTCCTTCCAATTGGACGATACCCCTAATCGTCATTATCTCCTATATTATACTGGAAATAATGACCATTGTTGAGAATTATTCGGACAATATCAACGCTCTGATTTTATGCAGCTTGTCAGAAGCGGTGGTGTTGTATTCCCGAATGATGTCTTCTATAAGAGCCAGCGTACCTAAGTTTACCGTTTCGGTAAAGCTGTCTATTAGACCTTGTGCCTCATATTCATCAAGTTCCATTGGCCAACTTGGCACCTTCCCGTTCGGTAAAGATGTTTGTCTTTTTGATATTGATCGCTTCATTTAACAGTACTCCTGACTTGTTTTCGATCTTTCCTTCTATCACTCCGTGCAGTAATACATTTAGTATTTCGCCAACTTCCTTGCCCTCTTCAATCGCAAGGGCCTCCATTATGTCGTGTCCGTTAACTGCCAGGTCTGTAACCCTGAATACGGATTTCGCGTCAATCTCTGCATTTACAAGATTGAGTGCATAATTTTCTATCTTGAGAAGTTCTTTGCTTTGATCCTTGCCGTTAACGCCAAGGTCCTTCTTTACATCGGCAAAGCGTGTTAGAAAGACAAATGCCATACGTCTCTTAAGCTCTTCCGTTGAGTTATTCCCGCCGAGATCAATCTTGCTCAAAAACCTACGTGCGGCTGCTGGAGAATCAACTGTATACATATGATACCTAACCGAAAGCCAGATAAGCCTACGAATATCCTCTGGCAATCGCAGCCGACTGGTGATTATTTCCGAAATATCAGCACCAGCCTGCTCATGCTGGTAAAAGGTAGCCCCGTATTCGCGGCTTTTGTACTGCCTAACAACTGGCTTCCCAATATCATGCAGTAAAACTGCAAGTTTATTGTTGGCCTTGTAGCCCAACTCATCAGCTTTCGCCATACACCTTAGAGTGTGCATCCACACGTCTTCAAAGTCGTGGTGTACATTCTGAGTTACGCCATTTAGTGCATATACTTCTGGCAAGATTACCTCTAGAAGCCCAAGGTGCTTTAGTGTCAGTATATACTTCATTGATATAGGAGACTCAAGCCCCTTCATAAACTCCTTACCAATTGCATCCCAGGACTCCCTTGCGATAAGGATTCTATACTTGGTAATAGCTTCGATCAGATCGGGTTCGATAGTATACATGCTGTCGAGAGACGTGGCGAATCTTACATATCTCATCATTCTAATTGGGTGAGCCTTGATTCTCTTTACCGGATCGCCGATTGCACGGATTCTTCGCTTTGCAATATCATTACGACCTTCAAATGGATCAATTATGTTTCCATCATGATCCATAGCTATTGCATTTATAGTCATATCTCTCCTTGCCAAGTCTTCTGTTAGGTCGCTTGTAAAGCTAAACTTTACAGGCTTCCCGTCAACATAATCGGCGTCAGATTCCTGTCTCATTGTGACGACTTCTACAAAGTCACCCTTCTCTATCGAAGGAACGTTAACTGACACAGAGAATGCAGCACTTATGATCGAAGAGCCGTCAAACAAGTCGAGAATCTCTTTAGGAGTAGCACTTGTTACAACGTCGTAATCCTTGATCGGAAGCCCAAGATACGCATCCCTAACAGCGCCTCCAACAAGATACGCCTGATGTCCAGCGTCAATCAGCTTCTTCATTATATCCCTGTACGACAAACCTTCGCCCATAAGATTACCTCTCATTCTTTGGTATTATCATACGACATAAATTACTGCGTCGTAACCTTTGGTAACGTTCTTACATGTCTCCAAAAAAACAAGCGGGGTAATTCCCCGCCTGTCGCTTGCACTAGATTATTTACGTTCAGATTTTACTCTGATTCCTCTGGCGGAGATTCCACTTTTTTCCTTACCTTCGTCAATCTATATTCGCCAGACGCTAGTGCGTGAAGCACGACAAACGCGGACTGATTGATTCCGAGCGATTCGTCGTTATAGATACTGCGACCCAACTTCTGAATCTCTTGGGCCTCAGACATTATCATCTGCACTGTAATACTATGAGCCATAATTTCCTCCTGTAATATAGCGTACTAATACAGGAGCATTATAGCACAAAAGCTGCTAGTTTGCAAGTAACATACCAATATCTCCAGTGAATTTATATATCGTCGTGTTCACTGGCAATACAACCTTCGTGTCTGTCACTATTCCACCATGTACAGAACCAGAGTACGACAGTGTTTTTATGTCAGTGTTCGAGACAACAGTTTCTCCCCTTATAGTGCATAGATATGGAGGTTTATAGTCTATGTCACTCTTTATTTGAACAAATATACCTTCCGGACTGACCTTGAATTCGCTAGCGACTTCTTCTAGGCTACTGCCGTGGCTCTTTACCCTGAACGCACGGAACTTGTTTGTTTTTGCACCAATGCCAACACGTAAGGAAGGCCATGTTGGGTCAACTTTCAACATCATATCTTTTAGTCGGTAATTGTCAAAGCTGTAAATCAATTCTTGCGAATTGGCATACCCAAGTTTCCATTCAAGTCGTCTAATGGCTTGCAGTGCCTGTGAACCAAAGCGCATAAACTTGACTTTTACATTCACGCCAACTGCAAGATAATTATTCATGAAGGTTATAAAGTCATAAATCCCATCCATGTGTGCAGTTATATACATCGTTACCGTAAATCCTGCAGGATACTCATCTTTGAGCATGTCGAAGAGGTACATTATTGGCGAGTAAGCTAGTGTATAATCCTCATTTTTTGGAATTGGGTACAACTGTTTTGCTGTTGACTTCATCAATTCACTTGGCGAATATTCTGTCATGCCAGATGGCCCATGCAAGAAAATCCTTGAATTGCCAGGGACACTATCGAGCCATCCCTTCCACGCATCTTTGTTCGCGAGTAATGTACGCCCCGCGTACTTCCTGTAATGTGGCGTGTCGGCTATAATTATTATATGTGGCATGGCCTTTTGTACACCTTGCAATTCTGACACCATGACACTTGTCCGTTCGCCAGAACTGGCCTTTGCTGGAACTTTATATATCATAGCCTCTTCGTTCAGGCGATATATATTCCAGTTGCCGACAGGTAGCAGCTTCCTGATCTTCGCTTCAACGCTAACCTTTTTGCGGCTAACGCTTTTACGCCCAACTGCCCAATAAGCTTCGCTGTCAGCGGTAATAACTCCAACAACTATCTCTCTTGCTGATTCCAGGAGCTTCCTTTGCCATTCAAGAGATGCAGCTAGCTTTTCGGTAACAATGTCGGCATAATTAACAGCGGTCCCAACCTCCTTTGCGAAAACCTCTGGCCGAGCGTCTTCTAGGAGCTTTAGACTTTGTATCACAAGGTCAAGATATACCACTGCACTGCATGTTGCAATAATCCCTTTAGACGCAGGGTTCTTTACAAGGACTCCCTTCGTGGGGGCAAACACTGTGGATTTGTCACTTGAATACGAAAAGTAGGACGAAGGACTTATCCAACCTAGATCATACAGCAGTGGCTTCTGTGTCGTTTCCATCACCATCACCTCCAGTGTCTATTTCTTCGGCTATTGCATTGTCGGCCCCATTGTCTTTTCCAGCCGCCTGTGTATCCGCAGGTTTCTTGCCGTCATTAAACTCCCTGATCTGTGTTATTAATCCCTTTGGGTGAGTCTCTTCATTTTTAACGTATGTCAAAAGTTCCCGCCTTTGCACAAATAAACATTCGGGACACACATAATTATACCCCCCTCCCGCTTGATAGAAGTACAAGGGGACATTGTGCTTGGAACAGATAAAATACGTTGACTCTACGTGCAGCCTTGCATTGAACCCGCATGAGCTATCAATACATATTCCATTGGCTAGAGCCGAGTAACACATTGGGCAAACTTCCGAAATGCCTGCCTGTACTTCTTCTTCAACCTCAAACCAATCGCAGGCCAAACAATATGCTGTTCCGTCAAGCTCTACAACCATGCCTCCGCACTTCCCACAGGCGGTGGATCTCCTTACCGCAGTAGACGTACTTTTTGAACTTTGGACAGTGGTGGCCGGAGTAACTTCTTGCCTATGAACGGCGCTGGTCGCAGCATTCTTGGCCGTCCTTCTTGCATTGTCCCAGGCATTCAGCGTTTTACCTCCAACACGCGATGACCAGATAGAGAATTTCCTTTGGACAGAACTTGTTTCTTTCGACTCTCCTGGGAATGCCACTTTTGCGTTTGAGTATCTGTTAATAGACACCCCATTTACTTCATTGTATTCAGCTAGAGGTCCAAGCTGAAACGCAATCTTCCAGTTTTTAGGAACTGAGTCTCTTGGACCAATAAAGTCTGCATGGCCCACTCCACTTGTCGTTGAAGACCATTGACCCTTTACTGTAGTCCCACCAGATTTTTTCACCTGGGCAGAACTTGACATCATAACTACGCATGGGACCATTGGTGGTTCGTCAACAAACTCAAACCGGAGAGTGTCACGAATCATCTTCGCTTCTGGACCGTTTGGATCAAAACCCATAGCGTCTATGAAGTCATCATTCGATGCGCCGTAAGTTTGCAGTGCCAGTGGATTTATTCCCAATGCTTGTGCAAATTCCTTTAGCTGATCTCCAAGAGTTGACATCTTTGGAACATAAACCTTGGTAATTCCCTTGCCCCAAGGGACTGCAAGCCCGTGAGCGACAGCCAGAACATTTGCCTTGTTAACTCCATCAGAGTTCACCCTTGGGTGCTGCTCAAACCAATACTTGTCTCCAGGGGTGAGTGTCCCAAGGCCAAGTGCCTCCAGGTACTTTTTCGTGGCGTCATATACACAACTATTCACATGATAATGATATGTTGTTGACGTAAACCCATCTCCCCCTGGATCGACCTTCCATACCGGAAGCTTCTTGTCTCCGGTTGTCATTTCTGGCTCTACGTTCCCAAGAAGGGATTCGGCGGCAAATTCACTAATTTCGTGCATTGTGCCATTATTGTCGATCAGGTAACCTCCTGGCTCTTTTTTGACCGTGCCAGCAGTTGCTTTGAAAAATTGTTTTGCCACAACCGGAACAAGTCCGGTTTGCCCCTTGCCATCACCTTTACTTGTCGGAATTAGGGACATCAGAAACCTCCTTCTGGCCACTTGTTCCTGTTATGCACCGTGCCGTTGTATTGATTCTGCCGTCGCCAATACCAACTACCCAATTCACCATGTCTCCGTTCTCGGCAACCCTTCCGCGATCTTGATAGACGATTCCGACAGGATCGTGACCACTGATATAGATGAAGATTGATATTGCAGCACATTCTGTCACCAAGGCAGAAAACACCCGCGTTGCAACAAGCGCACAGGCAGGTTCCTTTTCCTCAGACACCTTGTAGTCCTTCGCGATTCCTGTAAATGGCATGGTTACAACGTCTCCGTGCGACCACGACACAACCCCTCCAACCTGTGATAGACCAAGGTCGATGTATGGAATGCCATATTCTTGCGACGCCTGTAGGAGTAGCTGCCTTGATGGAACATTGTCAAGCGCACCAACAATCAGCGTATGACCCTTCACGATCCACAGGTTCTTCTCTGTGATTCTCACTCTCTGGACCTTGACATTAAGACCAGCGGCTTCATAGACAGGCGCAAGGATGTCAGCCTTGTTCTTGCCGATGCTCGCGGGAACTCCGAGATTCCCTGGCGAGTTCCGTTTCTCAACCTTGTCAAAGTCAACAAGGGTTACTCCAAACGGAACATCGAGAGAGGTCGAGAAAGCGCATAGAGGGCTAGCGATCATGGAGCCTAACAATCCAGCGCCTACTATCAAAATGTTGTTCCCATTTACCATATCATCCTCCTATCGTAATTGGCGGGTATAGTTGGCCAATCTGTTTAGACTTCGACCCAGGACTGACGCCATGAACCAGTGCGTACATTTGCTTCTTGTGGAGCGACACACCCATCGTCTGATATTTTGGAGATTCGCAAGTGCATCCATAGACCGAATATGGGCAGTACGGATCGCCACATTCGCATACATTTTGAACGGACTTTCCACATTTCACGCACATATTTTTCCCCGCTATGTCGTATGTAGAATTTGTACTACTGCACTTTGCGACAGGACACTTCCCGTATGGCTCATTTAGCATCATACCACACTTCGCACAGTACAGGCCAATCATCCCATACGGAGTTACTCCGGAAATAGCATTGGCCATAGCTGTTAGAATTGGTACGGATGCAAGCGGGTTAGAACTTTTCTTTTCTGGCTTGAATATCTGTCCAAAATCTCCAAAAACGTCTTTGCCTTGCCGCTTTAGCCAGAACAGCCTCAGTGAAGTCGTTGCCCATGTTCCTACAGTTTGGCCTTGTGTCATGGATGCAATTCGGATATCCTTGTTATTGTACGAACCGTACCCTTCGCGCTGGCACCAATACGAACAGACAAATCCAGTTGGATAAGGGAATTCCTTTGGAATCTTCCGATATCTTGTATGGAAGCCATCCCACATTGGCTTCGTTAGCCAGTGAACAACATTATACCCTGGGTATAATGGATCAAGTCCCTTGATATCGAATACGGTTGCAACCACAAGCCCCTTGTAGACAAGTGGCTTTCTGAACATTGCGCCGATGGCGTCTGCAGTGTTTTCCATACGACCGTCAGACAGGTAATAAATGTACCGAATTGAGTTACCCCTGATAGTAACGGCGTTGCCGAAATAGCGTTGCAGATCTCGCAGGACCATTCGCCGCTCAGCCGATTCGTCCCAAAATTCCTGTGGCTTGATCACTGGTTTCACCCAGGTATTGTCGTGGTTAACATGGCCAGTTCTAGACCTCATTTCCCTCATAATTCTTAACTGGAGATCTTTATCATACGTCACAAACTTTTGCGAAGCATCGCCAGTATTAGGGTCGTATACATGAAGCCTTAGTCCATGACGCCCCCCAAAAACGGTTACGTTATCAAGCACCTTGTTTTTCTCTGTATCGTAAAGCCTTGTTGTTGGCCCATCATTCAATGTGACAAGCATATCTTACCTCCTGGATAGAATAAAAAAGGCCGAGAGTGGCAGTCCACTCTCGGCCCTTGTGCTGTGTGTTCTGCCGCAGGCTCAGGTCAACTGCGTCTAGCCAAACGGCGCAGCGGCCAGCACATGCCATTCCACCCCGTCGTTCGGGATCACCACCATCTGCGGAGTGAGGTCGCCAGCCGCGATGTAGAAGTGGTCTGTCCCAGGGTCCTGATCGCTGATCACGAAGCTGTGTTCCTTCACCAAGTAGTTGCAGGTCGCGTCCACGATCCGCTGAGGGAGCGGCTTCGAGCTTGATGCCAGAAGATCGGCGGTGAGCTTCCCCATCGCTGCCTGCAGCTTCGCCGCGTTACCAGCCGCGCCGAGAGCTTTCAGTTCGTCAAAGTTTGGCGGAGCAACGTCTGCGACCTTCTCGCCATACTTGTCCAGGAACTCTGCCAACCCGCCGCGATAGTCAACCTGCCGTGTTGCGCGGCCTCCAGCACTCGTTGTCTTCGCGCCCGAAATAATAACCGAAATCTGATCGGACGCTCCTACTGTCAATTCTTTTGCCATGTTGTACCTCCCGTATACAGGAATTTTTGACGGGCCGAATCACAAAATGTCTGTGACCCGCCCGACTGTATATTATACTGGAATTGTCTAACTTTGTTGAGAATTACTGCGGATCACCTTGTAAAAGATTGGATGATCTTTTCCAACATACCACCTGTAAGTACTCCCCAATTTGCCATAATCCATTATATATTCTGGATAAGACTCTGTAAGTCTTTTATAGGAAATTGTGCCTTCTGTGGTGTTGATCCTTTTACATAATTCCCACGGTACAAGGTAAGCTTCCGCACTCATACGCCCCATTATTTTTTGTCTATTCCAGTCTAATTTCATACTTGGCATGTCAAGAAATCCTATAGCTACCCATGAAGACATTGGAGCTAGATTTTCTACAAAATCTAATGCGCGAATTTGATGATCTCTAAATACAGACATTGGCATTGTCCATCCAGAAGCCTTTTTAGCTTCTATGGCGACAAACCTGAGAATTTTCCCGCCATTTACAGTAAGCGGAATTCCAACCACGTAGTCGAATGGCTTTAGCGATCTCCCGCAGTCTGGTATTTTTATAGAGAACCCAAGTTTCCTGAAAGCTAGCTTGCGTTCAAACTTGCTCTTAACGCTCACACTATAATACGACCTTTCTTATCGACGGAATATACAAGAGCGCCATCCTGTCTGCCACCGCCGCTAAAAAACACCACTATAGACGGAAATGGTGCTTGATCTTTCTCGCCAACAAATCTTAACCTTCCCTTTATTATAAGTATTGCGAAAGCATGTTTCAATATTATGTCATGAAACCATCTGGTATCTGTTCTGGCAGGAAGAAGCATACAAACAAACGATCCATGTTTCACAGATTCGTGATACCCCTTCTTTACCCATTTAGGAGTAATGTACTTCCCATACGGAGGATTAACCCATACGGTTCCTTTCCAGTCTTGGGAAAGTGCATCGTCCTCTTTTGTGTAAAACACTTCACACTTTGCGTTCTTTGGTGTTGCTGCCGCATCTAGTGTAAAATGGAACATTTCGTTAAATGTGTCAAAAAGGTCTTGTGGAGTTTCGTACTCATCTTTTTTGGAGGACATCATAGCCCCCTTCATGTCAACCACTCTGTCTCCTAGCCAGCGAAATACATTGGCATAATGCCATACTTATAATTATCAGAGTCGCTTAAAACAATTAGTGCAGTTGGTGCATTTACGCTGAATGTAATTATGTCACTTTTTAGTTTTATCAATGCGTCTTTTAGGTATTTGATTGACGCCCCGAACCTTTTTGGAGGCCCATTAAATTGAAGACAATCAAGGTCACTTGTATGCTTGCCAGAACTTGACGATGCAGAAATCTCAACCTTACCATCATCGTTTACAGAAATCACTACAAGGTTTTCAGAATCAAGGGCATCTGTTGTTGCTAAAGAGATAGCTTCGGCTAGCTCGTCGCGACTCACACTGAATGTTGTCTCAAACTCCGTTGGCATAAGCGACTTGTAATCAGGGAAGCTGTGATTGATAACAAGTGTTGCGATCACTCCGTCTTGCCAGCTAACTATAAATTTCCCGCCAACCCTATACACGTAAATCTCTTCAAGCCCGTCAATGGCCTTTGCAATCTTGGCAAGGGAAACTGCTGGAACAAGAGTCTCTTCTTCTACAAGCTTTTCAGTGTTGTATATTGATAACCTAGCTCCGTCAGCAGACACAACATCTGTGCCATTCATGAAGATTCCCTCTAGGGCAGGGAATGGGCTTTTAGGATCGGCAGCGGCCATAGTCATTCTAATGGCTGTTACAAGTTCTTTCCCGTCTATCTTTTTTGCTACCTTGTCGGAGTCAACCATAAATGATCTGTCCAACGTGGGGAATAGGATTGTATCAACTGTCGCAAGTTTAGAAGTATGGTTACCTGACTTGATTGTTACAAAATTCCCAAATGTCATAGACAGTTCCCCTGACGCCTTCGCTAGTATCTGCAATTTAGGGAGTAGTCTGTCTGCAGGAATGCAGACATTAAAGCTTCCTTCTACCCCACTGGCGTCAATGTACATGGAAATGTCCGTTGTTCCACTGTCTATCGCCGACAGTTCTAAAACACCTTCTTTAAGAGAGAATTTTATACACTGAAGGGCTTGTACAGGGCTTTTCCTAGTAACCCACATAGAAACCTTGGATACAACGTCAAGAATCTTCTCCGTCTGGAACGTCATCTTTATTGCCACTTGTCAGTATTCCTTTCGCCTTATCATACATGGCCGAAAGCACTTCGTCTTTACTTATGTATTCATATAGATTTGTGCGACCATGAAACTTCTCCCCGTCTACCTCAAACCACGAACCACTTTGACTTATCAGCCCAAGTGAAATTCCAGCGTCGATAACGCTTTCTACCTTGTCAAAGCCAACACCAAAGTTCAATCGCAGATCGGCACTCCTGAATGGAGTAGCTAGGGAGTTTTTCTTTATTGTAACCCTTACAATTTGTCCGGTTGGATCTCCGCCAGATGTTGTTAATGTTTTTATCCTTCTCATGTCTATACGGAGTGATGCGTTATGCCGAAGCGCCCAACCTCCAGGTTGTGTTTGTTGTGGCCCCATAGCCAAACTCCCCATGCCGCCAATCTTTGAGCGTATTTGGTTCACAAAAATAACAGTTGCGTCATTTGCCTTCATAGAGTGAACCATTTGTCTTAGGTTTTGCGACAAGATTCTAGCTAGTAGTCCAACAAATTGATCTCCGGTAACACCCTCCCATTCTGCCTTTGGGACAAGGGACGGAACGCTATCTATTACAACTAGCCTCACTCCGCCTTTTATTAGTGCGTGGCAGACATTTAGTGCGGCTTCCCCATACGGCGGTTGTGTAAAATACATTCTGTCAAGATCGACCCCAAGCGTTTCCGCCCATACAGGATCGATACGATGTTCCATATCAATGTACGCAGTCTCCAATCCGTGACGCTGAGCCTGCGCTATAAGCTGCAAGCATAGCGTTGTTTTCCCGACACCTTCCGGTGAGTAAACTTCTACAAAATACCCAAGCGGAATTCCACCAATTCCTATTGCAAGGTCTAGTTGCAGTAGGCCAGTGGGGATATAAGGCACTTGGGCGACTTCATTATCACCCAAATGCCCTATAAAGATGTCGTATTTCTTGGCAAGTTCGCTTGCCACGGCATCTATCCCTTTTGCCATTTACCTATCCTTTACAGAGGAAAATCGTCGTCTTCAAAAACATCCGTGCTTGAACTTACAAGACTTTCATCCACTGATGATTCAGAACTGCTACCTTTTGGATCAAGGAAGATAACGCTATTAGCAATAATCTTTAGAGTTGTTCTGCGCTTCCCATCATCGCCAACCCAGTCATCCTGATCGATGCGTCCGGTAACAGCGACGCGAGAACCTTTCTTTGTGTACTTGTTTACTAATTCTGCCAACTTGCCCCAAACAGAAACGTCAAACCACAATGTCTTCTCTGGTGCAACTTGTACAGCAAATCGAAAAGACGTTACCGCACTTTCATTAGACAGAAACTTCATTGACGGATCGACTCCCAACCGTCCGGTAAAACTAACTGCATTTAAGTCCATTCTATGTCTCCATTTATAATTGTTAATCTTAAATCTATCATATCTATTGAAGCCTTTGAGTAGAACAATGGCGACTGCCCTGCTGGCTTCTCGGCACGACAGTTGCTATAATACTTACATGGAATTATACTATTATATCTTCTGCATGTCAAACATGACTTTGCTGAGATTGCTTCCGCTATGCTGCTGTAGGCCACAATTGGCCTGCCATTTAGATATCCAAGGCGCATTTTGCCTCTCCGTCGTATTCATATCCATACATTTTTTGTAATTTTGAAAGCAGTTCTTTCCGGCCAGCATCGTTATGTACTTCCCCGTGGCACTTTCTGCACAGGCATACCCTATTTTTGATTGCGAATAGCTCTAACCGTCGCAGTGGCCCAAAGTGAGACTTAGGAATTATCTCATGAACGTCATCCGCGAGTCTACTGCACCGAACGCACCGGACTTTACCTTCAAGGTCGGTGTCTCTTGCTATTACCAGATAATAAGTCGCTGCATCTTCTGGCTCTCTCACAAATATTCGCTCTCTATGCCAAACCTGCCAATTACTTCTCTTGCCCTTGCGGCAGGATGAAGTTTCTCCGATCTGTCAAGCATTTTATATAATAACGCACATGATTCAAGATGCTCACATTCAACACAGAATGTGCTACCTATAAACTCTTTCGTAGAAATTCCTAGCCAGCAATTCAAGAGGCGTATATTGGCAACTGCTATCTTCCTTGCCGCCTCTTGCTCTGCAATCGGTAATAAGAGTTGTTTATTTTCATCATCCACATTTACTGTATCCGCAGATTGCACAAGTAGAACATCCTCCCTGATAGTTTAGCTCTCCACTGCACTCTGGACACTTTGCTGCTGTTGTTTCGTACCTGCTAAGTGTTTGCGCTATAAGCGCGGGAATGCTAGTGACCGATTGCCCCTCAATCTTTCTCAGTTGTTCGATTATCTTTTCCAGTGGCGCACCAACACGCAGGGCCAAACTGGAGAGCCTTGTGACTGCTGTAACCAATTGCAATTCTTTTAGCGACCTTATATAAGGAGTGTTTACAAATACTTCCCACGGTCGCTTGCCATCTATTGTATTTACAGTTATGTACAAATTTGTACTTTCACCTTCAATATTGCCAACTACCTTGTATGTATCGCCAGATAGAACCGCAGGTCTTGCTAACAACTCTGCCTCTTCAACGCGGGATGTGTATTCGGACGACAAAACTTGCCGAGTCCTAGAACCGTCTCTGTACACAGTACATCCATTACACCCCTTATCGTAAGCATAAAACAGTACATTAAGAACATCTTCTACCGTTGCGTTGTTTGGCAAATTAACCGTGTAAGATATACTGGTATCGACGTATTCAGAAAATGCGGCAACCGTGTCAATAACTGCTGACCAGGGAAGATCGTATAGTGTTACAAATCCATCTGCTCCAGCAAGATTGTGTAAGATTGTGTATTCGCCTGTCCTATCACTCCGCTTTGTTATTGCACTAAAGATTGGTTCTATGCCAGCCGAACAACCGGCTAGAAGGCTAATCGTGCCAGTTGGAGCAATTGATAACAAGGCATTATTTCTCCTACCGTTAAAGTCTCCATGTGTTCCCGATCCCTTTTCCATCATTAGGGTTTTGCTTTCGTCTTCTGCGACTTTCATCAGCAGTTGCGCGATCCAGCCAGCCTTCGCTACGGCCTCAACAGAACCATACTTGTGTCCCATCTTAATAAGAGCATCAGCGAATCCCATAATGCCTAGCCCTATTGACCTGTTCCTGTACGACCAAGCCGCCGTTGCCGATGTCGGGAATTCGTTTAATGTAATCATGTTGTCAAGAAATCTAACTGCTACCCTTATAACTCTCTTAAACTCTTCAATGTCAATATATCCTAGCTCATCGACGAATTCCGATATATTTATGCTCCCAAGACAGCAACTCCCGTTTGGTGGAAGTGGTTGCTCACCACACGGATTCGTGGCCTGAATCAATGACGGATCATATTTTGTGCGCCTGCGAATCGTGTCAATAAACAGAACACCAGGCTCTCCATTCTCCCACGCCCCGTTTGCAATAGCTGTTAGAGTTTCCCGTTCTTTAGTGTCTATATGTGAAGCATTTTGCATAAACTCGTCAGAAGCCAACACGCTCATGTTAAAGTTTGACAGATATGTCTCCGATGCGGCTAGGATTGCACGGTCCTGCAGTAGTTGTTCGGCAACACCTTTTGGGTTGTCTGTAATCCTATTGAGATTTAGTAATTCGATTACGGAGTTTACTGGGGACTTTGCGGTAATGAAATCCACAATATCTTTATGGGAAGCATCCATAGTTGCCATACAGGCAGCGTCACGGAATCCACCCTGCGTCATCGTAAGCATGTCGTATGAAAATGTCTTCCAGAATCCAACAGGCCCTCCAGCGATACCGTGGGTTGAACCGCGGACTGGAGATCCAGCAGGCCGAAGGTTTGAAAGGCCAATGCCCCAACCCCCTCCAGATTTCGTGATTGCCATAGCGGTAGCCTTGGCCTCTGCGATTGAATCCAGGTTATCTTCTAGTCCTATAACAAAACACGCGAACAAACCCCCTCCGTGTCCAGCGTTTACAAGGCATGGGCTATTCGGCAGAAATTTACCAGACGCCATTACTTCGCGGAATATTAGCTTCCAGTCAGAACGTAGTCCATCCTCTTCTGTCTCTGCGGAAGCTATAAATGACGACACTCTATCAAGGAGTTCGTCTGGTGTGCTTTCGCCATTACGGTAATATCTTTTTGCAAGAATGCTCTTTGCCATTTCTGTTTCAGCGAACATTACCTGTTAATCCCTCCTGATGTTCCGCGATCGGTGTTAAGGTTGACCTGGGTTATTTTCGTCAGTGGAATATTGAGGGCGAGAACAGGAACCATTTGGGCTATCATATCACCAGCGTTAAATAGGAGGATTTCATCTGTGGGGTTGTATACTTTTATCTTTACTTCGCCACGGTACTCTACATCAATAACGCCTGCCAAAATTGCATGTTCACTTCGGCCCTTTGGCCACACCAATGTTCCAACTCCGGTAACATCTATACCAAATAGCAATCTCCAAATAAATCTTTGGAGCTTTGTAAATTGCGGAAACTCAAATGAGAGTCCAGTGTTGATTGTTTTAACATCTCCAGGCTTAATTATATGGACGCCACATGCAGGCATGTCTATTCCAAGGTCTGACTCACGACCCCTTTCGGGGTTATATTCGATTGTACTAAACTTAATCTCTTTAGCCATTAGTTATGCCAACGCACCCCTTATATTTATCAACTGTGATTCCAACGTCTATCGCATTATCGGAACCGTCAACGGTATCAAACAACACAGTTCCGTTATAGATTATAGTTACTGCTACTGGACCTCTCATGTTATGCCGCACGGCAGTTTTATAGTCTACATCAATAACTCTATTCTTGTCAAGCCCAATACTGTAATGCTTTTTGGAGACAACATCTATGGCTATATATGGGCCATCAATTGTTCCGTCAGGCCACAAGATATGAACATCTTTACCTTTGTCGCCCAACCTATATACTGCAACAGCACCGATATACCCTGCCCCTTCAAGCCACGCAGAGTAGTCACTTTTAGAATCTATATATCCTAATATAGTAGCCGTAGTCTCCATTCTTCCTTTTGAATAAAAAGCAGCACACCCACTCATTGACATAGCAGACGATTCTTCCTCCCACGGAATATATCCCGTGTGAGAAAATGGCACGGCAATATTAACAATTATCAAAATTACGTGAAATATCCACCACATAAAAATACCTCCTTAGAGAACAGAACTAGCCCTGTTTCCAGGGCTAATGCTGTTTGATATGCGTCCTATCCAGAGCGTCATATCTCTTCGGTCAGGTTGCAACGGAGTTCACCGTAATCGTTGCCACTAAAACAGCTTCACCACTCCTTCGGCGTAAGAGGTTGGTCCGTGCAGGCCAATCGTTGCCTGCACGGACCGAGTACCACACCAAAAAGGAGGTAAGTTGCGAAGACACCGAAGCACCCCGAAGCTCAACCCTATGCTATCGCTGTCGTCTAGCTATTATACTGGAAGATGTTAACTTTGTCAATAAATCTTCAAAAGATTGTACTATGTGCTGAATGTTAATTGCTCTGCCATTCCGTCATCTATTGCCGAAGCTTTTAGAATCTCATCCACGTCATTCCCATACTTATTTGCCATTTGCATCCACCACTCGGCCCTATTCCTGCCAGCGTTAGCATATTCGTGTGTTTTTTCAACACTGACGATATGTTCCCAACCAGCCAGAATCGCACCTATTGATTCGCTCATAACTCCACCGAATGGCACAAGAAGTCTTCTTGGGCTGTACACGCCAGGCGGAAGCAGGAGCTTCGCAAGCCACACATTTAGGGAAATAGGTTTTATGGTTGGGTGGTTTATTCCGCCCAATTCTATCTCTCTCTCTGGCCCTAACGACTTCTTATTGTAATAAAGATTTACACCCTCTAAAAAGTCTGGCCCCCAAGAAAATGTTGGGAAGTACGCATTGTCGAAATTCCCATTATGAAGATTACACGTTGGGTGGCATTTTGCCTTTGTACAAAGTGGGTGGTGAGAGATAACGACATTCGTGGGCCACTTGCCTCCTTCGTACTTGCAAGCTTCTATATGTAATGCTCCAGAACCATACTCTCTTATTGAGTCAACCTTTTTACCTTCGTATGGTTTCTGGAAAAGGATGATCGGCTCAACGGCAGGTCTCAATGCCTGTATTCCATACCTATACTCCCACCATGCGAGAGCCTCTTTCGATGCTGGCCTGGTCACAAAATGATCTTTGTTCCAACGCTCTCCAGATCGTTGATACCCATAAGTTGCAGTACTCTTTTCAAGTACCTCTCGTTCGTCGTACACACCTTTTTCTTTATCAATAGCTGTATCAATTCTCGCCGCTTTGTGCAATCCGGTTGCATAGGCCCAACAGAATATTGAAGGGTGAATTATAAAGCCTGCATCTTCAATTGCGGTTGCGATCCTGTGCCAAGTTCTAGCGCCGCCGTATGTCATTCCAAACGCGCCAGGAAGGAGATGTTTCCCAAGTGCGGCCCATGTATCGGGCAAAAAGCTAACTCCAGACGAATCCCAAGACTTTCCCATGAATCCGTACTCGTATGGGCAGTCTGTGAAAAGTGCGTGAAAAGGTGGTCCGCTGTATTCTTTACTCCATTTGTTTATATCTTCGTTGTAAATTTCTAAGGTAGTTTCCATTTTGCCGATGTCGGACTCCAATCGTTTTTCCAACGCCAGATTACTAAGCAGCATTTGAATATATCAAACAGCCCTTTTATGTTGTCTGCGACTTCAATCTCAACAGTGTTGCCGTCCTTCGGTATGCGAATAACAGCAACTTTGGTAATGTCTATGCCAAGCTCTTCCTCAAGGGCCTTTGCATATGCAGCACTCTGAACAAGGTATTCAGGATAAATCCCCTTGCTAGTCTTAAAATCAGCGGCGACGATATTCCCATTTATCTCTATTACAATGTCAACTGTACCAGAATACATATATCTTTTGGAAAACAGTTTGCGTTCACTGTAATGATATTTAATGTCTGTATATCGTTTCTCCCAATCAATGTATGACATAACTGCTGCAAGCACCGGAGGATATTCTGGCAAGTCTGGCGCTGGAGTAGATAATATCTGAGCCTTAATGTATCTTTCCAGCCAGTCATGGGCCTCAGAACCTATATTCAACGCCTTTTTTGACTGCCTAAATCTTGCATCTTTTGAATCGCGCAAGATGAAATCAAGTTGCTCTTGTGTATATAACGTTCCAGGCTTTAATGTTTTTCTAAGATTATCGACGGTTTCGTTTACCGCCCAAGGAATCAGGGCAGGTTTGTCTATAACCCCAAGGATACGTGTAACACTTGGAACAATTACACCGTCAACGGAATACAAATGCTCTGTTTCGTTGAATAGAAGCTCAACCTCCCCATTATAAAGTTTTCGTGTTGCCACAGTGTCTCCTATTCGAATGTTGCGTATGGGTCTGCAACGGCAATATCTATAAGCTTCCTCAAGATAGCTTTAAGTTCTTCGGCCTTAAACATTGGCCCTAGTAAAAATTCGGCTACACTTTCAATATCGGCAAGCCTATAAAGATCGACCAACATATACCCAAGCGCAGCATCACGTAATTCCGTGGCCGAAAATCCATCCAGGGTGTTGTCTTTGTCTTCTAAAACTTTTACCAGTTCTAGCACTTTGTCTTCTGGTCCAAATAACATTACTTCGCCAACGCTTTTTGCAATATGTTCCATTTTTATCTCCAATACTAAAATAACTCTAGTTGTTTTATTCGTTCATTTACTGGTGCCAATGAGAATAACCTCTCAAGCCTGCTGTCCTTGCCTTCGGTTGTGTGTAAGTCTGTTTTTGTGCCAATCTCAAGGACTTTCTTAAAATCGTGTGGGGCTTTATATTCTGACACCACTACGTTGTGTCCAAGAGACTCCAATTCTCTAACCCTATTCCAAAATACACCAGTATCAAATGATGGCGTATTCCCGTAATCTGTTGTTCCAGCATACGGAGGATCGCAATAGATTAGCATTTTAGGTTCGGGGGGAGGTTCTGTTAAAAAATCGGCAGTAAAAAATCTTACACCAGAAAGGTATTTTACCTTCCGCAAGATACTCCTTGATCCCTCTCTCGCATAGTTTCGTGACGGATTGGCGTTTCTTGCATACCCGCCAAACCACTTACCTCCAAACGATGTAGCAAACCCAACAAATGAAACAAGGCTTGGGGGATATTCATCAATGTTGTCTTTTATTTTATTGTAATCATCTTCTGTGATTGTCTCTGGTGGTATCCAGCCGTTCACAGCCGCTTTCCACATTTCTATAAGATATGGGTTAATGTCGCTGGCATACTTCCTGCCACCACACCGTATCTTTACAAGAACCCATGCCGCTCCAACGAACGGCTCCCAATATGACTGTTTAGGTTTTATTATAGCATTTATATAGCTGGATATGTCTCCAGCAGTCCGATACTTCCCGCCTAAATACTTCACATATTCTATCCCTTCGTTTAGTCTAATCCCCCTGGATGGATTCGAACCATCACTTATACGGGCTTAAGCCGTATGCCTCTGCCAGTTGGGCCACAGGGGGAGATCTTTAAGTTAAACCACCATCCTTGATCTCTTCGGCGTGTACGTGCTTAAGTTCCGAATTGACATTCCAGGTACTGCTAAACCCATTCATCTTTTTCAGGTCTCTGACTAACTCAAAGATACTTCTTGTTACAAGATCGTTTAACACATTCTCGTTTAGTGCAGTATTCAATATCCATGAGTCTCCATCAAGCGTGAAATTTGTTGTTATTCTTATTTTCATTAACCAATACCCCTTGGGTCTAATCCTTCCAGTATAGCTATTGCCCTATCGGCGTTTATAGTATGTAATCCGTGCCTGAAATTTGTTCTTACGCCAAACATTCCAGACGGAAATGCTTCTCGCTCGTCATCTATAACTACAAAGGTGTTATTCATGTCTTGGTAAAATGTACTATCTGAGAGCCACCCCATAATCTCCCAACGTCGCTCGTATCCCTTCCAGTCTGGAGTTATATCTATCACATCTCCAGTAACTCCCCACTGTTTCAATATGAGTGTTATTTTTGGCAACCCGTAATGTTTCCAGGATGATGAAACGACAATCTTTGCACCTGTCCTGTCCGTAATCCTATTCAGTTGTTCAACACAGGCTGGATCGGCCATATTAGTGTTTGCGTATTTCTCATTTATCAATACGCCGTCAATGTCAAGAAAGACTACTCTGTCTACCATTTTGTTCTAGTAACCTGTTTGTTACATCGCTTAGTTTCTTTATGGCTTGAAGCACGTCGGTAAATGCCTCTGCAACCTCTGGCCTGAGATTCGGCCCAATATCTGCCGTGTCCATCTTTATATCTGTGATAAGTGTATGGCACAGCATGTTCATCCTAAAGTCTCCGCGTGGAAAATCTGCCATCTCTATTCCATGTTCTAGCTCTTTTTGAGCCTCTCCCTTTCTCTTTCTATATACCATATAGCCTTTGCCAAGTCCTCATCTGCGCTAACTTTTGGTTTCAAGCCAACGCGCCAGATATATTTCATGGCAGCCCCTATATTATAAGGCATATGTTCTATAATGTCAATACATTCAACTCCGGAAGGATGTTTACCATAATGTTCCGGATGATTTATATACTCGTATTCTTGTTGGCCTTTATTAAAGTGTTCCTCAAAGTGTTCTGTCAATAAAGCCATCTATATCCTCTCCTGGCCCATGAAGTTGTGACTGTGGTAGTAGAAATGCTTCACCCCAGCCAAGATCTCCAAGATTCTTTCCGTTTATGATCTCTGCGGCAGTTGCCCAACCAACATATTTATATTGCGGGAACTTGCCAATAATGAGAACATACACGTCTGTTCCTGTATCAAATTTGTTTTTTCCAACCAGAAGTTGGCCTGTTGGATAGTGGGTCGTCTTTACGTCGATTGTTACTCCGGAATGGGTTACGCAATCGTATCCCCCCTTCCTAGCCCCAACCGACAGGTCAGGCCATAGATTCATAATGGCGCAGAATGCAAACTCACCCCCAATCCCCTCCAGGTCAGTTAATTCATTAGATTGTGGACCTTTTTTGGCGTTCACAACCCCCGCTTCCCGCGCAGTCTTGAATCTTGCCCTTGCCAACATACGCGCAACTTTCTGAGTGCTTCCGTCAAGGGTTATAGTATATTTATCGTTCATGGTGGAGCCAGAGAGACTCGAACTCTCGACCTCCACAGTGCAAGTGTGGCGCTCTCCCAAACTGAGCTACGGCCCCTTTTTATAGTCCAGCTTCGCTATGCAACTTGCGTTGCATGGATTCTGGTATGTATCTACGCCTTGGGTCAAAATTGATCCTACTCCCCCCTGTCCCAAAGGAACAGAGAGGAGTTTTGCAAGGCACCTGCCGAAAAAGCAGGGCGATCCAGGTCGTTACGTGGGCGGGTGAATCCCACTAATTTACTCTACCTTGCAACTCCCAGCAAAAGCTAACGGACGGGATATGTTGTTCTTGTTTTATATCTAACAAGATTAACTCTGGATTTTTACCCTTCTAAATTGATATCGTTGCTTAGATCAACGTCAGTTTATAGTTGGGTCAACTGACTCCGAGTTTACGGCAACCTCTACGCACTACATGTGCTGCCTGGGACTTATGGCATAATAATACTATATTTGACATTCCAACTGTTTGTCATTGTAAGTGGTGTTTTATATTCTATTGTTGTCTATACTACTGGAAGAAACTTACTTTGTTGAGAACTCTTTTTTACATTTCAATCCTGGTTGTTGCGATTCGGAATTCTACCGAGAAGAGTTTAGCGGAAACCACACAGCCTTGCCTTCTCTTTTTGCTGCCATAACCACAGGGTCTCCTTCGTCAAAGGCCATTACGCCATCTGCGTTGCTTATCATATACTTCATGTACTCTGGTTTAGTGGTCGATGTTATTGTTATCCCGCTTACAATGTCTAATGCCCTTGGTTGAATATTAAGGTCTGGAGCGTACATATGCACCGTTAAGCCAATCTCTGCTGCTATTGATGCAATCTTAACTCCAATAATTGTATATCCCACAATAACAAGGAGTCCGTCTTTGTACTTATTTTTTGCGGCGATAAGTCCCTTCCTAACAGCGTTATGGTACTCTGGATTCCATTTTATCGCGGTGATAGCTATTTTTCTCTGCATAGTATATTATCCAATATCCCTTTGTATATTATACTAGAACATGGGTACTTTGTCAACAGTTGATTGATGAAAATGTGACTTGACAGTTTTTACAATAATTGTTATAATAATCACATAATGACAGATAGCTTAGAACTTGTACAGATCGGCGACGAAGAGCGTCTGCCGTCTGAGTTGTTGATAGATTGGGTTTCTTTAACCGATGGGCTTCCTGACGCATGGGGTGATTGGATGCCTTTCCTTGCATTCGGTGTTCCATATAACCAGATTGCTAAGATTTTTGGCATTGACAGGAGTACGATCACTCATGCGTTAAATGGAAACAAGGATTTTGCAAGGCGAGTATCTCAAGTCAAGAAGATGATTAAGCGTCAACTGCATTATGTTTGGCTTGATCAGAAAGCGGTGACGGCTTGGAAAAATGTTGACTATTTTCTTTCGCTTGACCCTCTTGCAAAAGATGAGGAAGACAAGTATATTATCAAAAATGAAACAACTCGTAGGATGATGTTCCAGGAAAAGGCCAAAATGACTCGGTTTGTATTGCAGCAGCTTGGGCTTCATGTCCAGCGCCACGAAGTGGTCCACCATACGCCACAGCCTATGTTCATGGGTGACGAAACTCTTGCCGCTTATGTTGTAGAGCGCGTCAGGAATGTTATGGAGTCTGGCGAAGAACGTGATGTTGAAGTTATTGCTGCAAAGTATAAGTATATCGAAGGATATAGTGAGCAGGAGACTTTACCTATGGAGCCTATAGGTGAGGAATTAGACACTGAGGCTCCGTATGACAAGACCAATAGCGGAAGGCAATTGCGTGTCGAATAATAACGACCTGTCGTTTGCAAGGAATATAGCCGAGATTTCGGAGAAGTCGCCGTTTGTTTGGGCTGTTAGTTATATAGCCCTCCCGAAGGGTGTTACTTGGACATTTGAAGATAGAAAGTGGCAGATTGACATTCTTGACGATTTGCATCCAAGGCAGGTAGGCAGGAAGCCTACTCAGATTGGATGGACAACTCTAGGGACTGCGAAGGCGCTGTGGTTTGTTTCGATGAAAAAGTCAAGGGCTATGTATACACTTCCAAGGCGCGATGATGTTACCGACTACGTTGCCACTACACTTGACCCAATGATAGAGAATAGTGATTATTTGTCTGGCAGGATGGGACGTACTAACAATGCAAGAATGAAACGCATTGGGGATTCATTTTACCATGTTATGGAAGCGTCTGTTACTCCGCGTATGCTCCCAGTAGACATATTAATTAATGATGAAGTTGATATGTCTGACCAGGATAATATGGAGCAATTTATTGCTAGGTTGGACGCATCTAAGTATAAGTATCACTATCAGTTTTCAACACCTACGGTCGCTGGATTCGGGATTGATGCAGCATATGAACGTTCTGATATGCGTATATGGATTGTAACCTGCAGTCGTTGCAATACAGATCAAGAGCTTGATTGGGAAGATCAGCTTGTTAATACTGGAGATGGAGTGTACCTTGCTTGTCGCGGATGTCGCCAGGAGCTTCGTTCTGAGGATATTGTAAGCGGGAAGTGGGTTGTAACTAATCCGAAGTCTGAGGTTCACGGCTACCATGTATCTCACCTTATGCTGCCATATACAAGACCTCTTGACACATTGTACCAGGAATCTAAGGTTATGGATAAAAAGACATTCTTTAATCTTAGGCTTGGCAGGCCGTGGAGACCAACCGGAGGTTCGATGCCAATGTCGCTGTTTCGGGATCACGCATTTTCAACTGGTCACAATCATCAATCCCACAGAGAGAAAGGATATAGGTATTATATGGGGGCTGACCAGGGAAACGAAGTGCATACTATGGTCGGGAGAGTCCCTATAGGCGGCGACAGGATTGAAGTTGTGTACGCGGAGCATATCAAGCCATCCCCTGGTGAAGATCAATTCGAAAGACTCGGTGCAATTGCAAGAATGTTTGATATAGACTTTGGGCTATGTGATGCGAATCCAAACAGGCAAAGCATTTATAATCTTTGTAAGGATTTTCACGGCAAGCTTGGGGCGGCAGATATTGGCGCATACACATACCCGTTTAAGTGGAGTGGTTTCCACGGCGCATCTGCCTATAAACTTACATGCAGTAGGACAGATATGCTTGATGGGATTCGTGACGATTTGGCGAATGAACGTATTCAATTGTGGGGTAGTTGGGATAATCGCACGCAGATAATAAGAGAGATTATATCACAGTGTGGGAGTCTAAAACGTGACACCACAAAGAAAAAGTTACAAGGTGGCGGCGAGACGGTTGTAGGCGTTTGGAGAAAAACTGGCGCAGACCACTTCGCGTTTGCCCTTGCGCTTTTACGGCTTGCCGTAATCATATCGCCCAACAGTATGAATTTTGACTTTGTTGTCGTTGGTGACGATATGCAGCAGTTGATCGATGGCGACAAGGGCGCGAAGATAGAAAAAAGCAAGATTTGGGAGGACACATATTATAATGTTGAAGAGGATGGTACAAAAGTACCTCTTGGAACTCGTTTCTTCTAGTGAGGTTCTTGAGAGGGTTGCTGTTGGGCTTATTGGCACAGAAGCTATATATAGCCTTATCAGTGACGAAGTTAGATCTGCCCTTGCAAGTAGTCGTATAAAGGCACTTGTAGCAGACGCCGTTAAGGAGGCTGTGAAGGACGAAATGGGAAGGGTTGTTATTGTTGTAGATGACAATGATATGCTTGTTATTCCAAGCAGCGGAATCTCTAGTCAGGAATTTGATAAGTTGTCGTCAATGATCCCCGCGAATCGCCGCGTTGGGGTTATTGCTGCCGATAATGTTAGAATCTTAAAGTTGTCGTAACATGGCAGAGATTAGCTTGTGTATGATAACGTATAACAAATATCCATTTTTACGGAGAACGATTGCTGCGATTTTGGATAGTGTCGATGAATCTAAAGATACTGAGCTATTGATATATAACAACGGAAGTACAGATTATACTACTAAATATCTTCCGATGCTCGAACATGCTTGTCCGGAATACATTAAATGCAAGGTCTTTTACGGAGACGAAAACATTGGGCTAAACGCATATGGAGTAATTGTTCCGGAGGCTACTGGAGATATTATCGTTACAATAGACGATGACATTTTTGACATTCAGCCGCGTGGATGGGAGAAAATCTTCCGAAAGGCTTTGCATACAAGGTTTGATGGCAGGCGGTTTGGATATGTTAGCACGGATACAATGAATAAGGATGGAGGCAGATTGCCAGATCAAGCGATAGGGCTTGCTTCGATAGGTGGGTTAAATATAGAGGTTGGGCCTGCTGGTGGCTGGTTTGCGGCGACTACAAGGGAAGTTGTTGACCTTGTTGGTGGATTCCACACAGGGAAAGGCAAGATGCACCTTGAGGATTTGGATTTCCAGCGTCGCGTGTGGGAGAAAGGGTTGCTTGTTGGGACTGTGCTAAATATAGAAGTATTTCATGCAAGATCGCCAGAGGTCTATAAGCGATTTGGCAGGGAAGACACTTACCTAGAAAAAATGAGACTAGCACAACTTGAAGGGATCACTTTAGAGCCACTCGCTTGACAGAATAGTACAAAAGAGGTAGAATGCTAGTATGAGTGTGAGAATTTTTATTAACGACGGAACTGTTAGGGACAAGGCGAGTGTGACGCAGGTCACTTCGCGTTTGCCCAGGACAGCTATTGGGAGAAGTTCAAGGGAAGAAGAAATCCTTGACTTAATGGATGCTGTCGCTGTTGTTCCATTCCTAAGTGCCTCTGGCGCAGTGGTTGGTCGCGGAGTTGTCGGGCCTGGTTTCGACATTGTTGAGGCTGAGCTAGACGGCGGAGGATCGGAGAGGAAAAGGCGAAGAATTCTTGACTTCTTTAACTATATTAGCCCTATGCAAGCCAACGTGAAGGATGTTTTTAGCCCTCTGGCGAAGATATACACAACTGCATTTTCTTTTAGGATATTCGGTCATGCGGCCTGGGAGATTGTGCGAGATAGGGGGACTGGAGCGCCGTTGGGCTTTGATGTTATTCCAGGGGTTGTAAAACCTAACATTGAGGCTGATGGTACATTCAAAAGACCTGCCTATGTGCAGTACCTGAGAGTTGGTGGAGTAGAATCCAAGTCTGAGTTTAATAGTCCAGAAGATGTGATCTTTTTTGCGGTTCCTGATTATTCTGGTGGGGTCTATATGGCAGAGTTGTTGGCTCTGACTGAATATACACTCCCAAGTGAGATATATGCTGCGATAGCATATAGGTCACTGCATGAAAACAGGGACGCCCCTTATTCTGGATTCTGGTACACTCCAAACGACATTGACGATGACACTTTCAATCGTTTTGTCGCTATGGTAAATTCCAGATATACAGGCTCTAAGAACTACGGACGCAATCCTATAATTATGAAGGGGGAGGGTGGATTTAAGGCAGTCGCGTCTGTTAAGGATGATGCTCCATATGTCGAAGGTAGGGAGCTAAATAGAAGTGAGATATCAGCGTCAACGGGTGTTCCAGGTGCAAAGTATGGGATAGAAACCAATACTGACATGCGGGAACTCCGCAGGGAGTTTTACGAATCGACTCTAAGGCCAATGATGTCGCTGCTGGAAGAGTCGATATATACTAATGTTTGTATAAGGCTGTTCAATGCTCCGGAATGGAAGTTCCGGTTTAAGCGTCCAGATTTTACAACTGCAATTGAGGATGCTTCGATTGAGTTGCGCCGTATTCAATGGGGTCAGTGGTCGCCAAATGAAGCAAGGGCTTCTCGCGGAGAGGCTCCAAGAGATAACGGAGATTATTACCTTATCCCGAAAAATATGGACATGGTTGGACCTGACGGGAAACCTGGCCGTCCAGAAAACGAACCGATCAATGATGATGAGGGTGACATGGCTCCGTCTGACGAAGACAAGGTTCCTGGAACTCAGCCTCCGGTGCAACCAGATGTTGAAGAGTCTGTGCTGGTAGACGAGATCAGAAAATGGCGGAAGTTTGCTCTTAGAGTTGCTGGTGGTAAAAGGTTCAAGAGAGACTTTGTTCCTTCTGCCATTGACGAATCTCTTAGCGGGTATATTTTTAATGTACTAGACGAATTGGGTGACTCTGTAGAAGATATTGCAGAGTTTTTTGACTGGTTGATAGAGGAGGTGGAGAATGTGCGAATGTTACCAGGGTAGTTGGTTATACCTGGCGGCAATTCTCATTTCTGTATCAACTCTTGGAATTTTAATTTGGGCAAGAATAAAATTTAAGAGATTGGGTGCTGGAATGTGCGGTGTCGCCATGCTAGTTTTTCATATACTGGTGTTTTCTACTGTTAGGATAGTTGGAAAGATGTTAAATATAGATATTGTTGGGAATATTGCTTCAATGTTTCCATACGATATTGTCAAGTACGTAATTTCATATACAACATGGTGCGCTGCTATTATGATCCAGACACTAATAGAAGTGTTATTGATGACACTTTTGGTTGTTAGGAGGCAGCGATGGACGAGAAGCTTATTGACTTCATAACAACCGCTGCTCCAATAATAGTCGCATTTGTCATGTCGATTCCTGGGCTGCTAAACTATTTTAGGACAAAAAGAAGGGACAAGGTAGAGGGCGTTGCCGTTATAAAAGCGTCAGAGAAGTCAGAGGCCGATGCGACTGGAGTAATTGTTACTGCGGCGACTTCTTTAATTGAGCCTTACATTGAACGTGTTAAGTTATTAGAAGCTAGAGATAGTATGAGGGCAAAGGATTTAGACATATTGACAGTTAGGGTTTCTATAATAGAGAGGAATAACTATATACTTTGCGATGGCGTCAGAAGGTTAATAATGCAAATAATGTCGCTGGGCGCTACTCCGGTATTTGAGATTGACGAAAGTCTTTGTAACGAAATGGCAAATGGTGGTAGCGTTGATGGAATCCAAGAAAATTAACGTTGATCAGTTGACATAGGCTGATCTGATGTGGTATAAATAGGAGGCGTAAGGTAATGTTTGATTGGTCTAGCGGGAAGGCATATTACAGAACAGGTATCTTCCCTGACGATTCATCTGCGATAGACTTTGTGCTTGACACAAATGTTGTAAAGAGAATCTATGATGCGTGGGATGAATCTGTATATGGTGAATTAGTTGACTACGGTGGCGGGGTTAAAGCAATCACAACAAGAATGCTTCATCTTGCTGGCGAAGAGTTTTTGACTGGGATTAAGAACATAGGTGCAGTTAGGGCAGAGCAAATCTTGAAAGAGGTTGAGCTTGCTCTTGGTGAGGTTCCTTATGGCAGTGGTGTATAGGCACATAGAAGATCGTGGTAGTAAGTACCTTGTGCGTTCTAGGTGCCTGCGGTGTGGAGAGTTGATTATAAGTATCGCGATGCACGATTTCTGTTTGGACTGCTCGCTAAAGATGAGAGAGAATGCCAGAGACGACGGAGAATTACCACAGAATCCCTGTAAGTAGTGGACATAGTGGACATGAAATAAAAACAATAACCGTTAGTGAGTCAAAAGGCATTAAGGCTTTGTACTGCACCGACTGCAAGGAGATAATGACTTATCTCTTTGACGTTGATAAGTGGACTATGGACGAAGCCAAGGAATGGGTTGAAAGCCATAAGTCTTATAATGGAGATGTTATGGATAAAAGATTAGATATGCGCTCGAAAGAGATAATTAACTCTAGGGTGCGATTCAAGTCTTATGGGACATTTTTGCCAAAGGGTGCAGGTGAAAGTGATACCGACGAAATGATGGTGCGTGGCTTTTTCACAAGCGACAAGATGGATGAGGTCGGTGACATTATCACTAAGGAGGCCACAGTTGGGGCTGTAGAAAAATGGCGTCAGTGGGGCAATATCAGAACCATGCACAATAATCCGTCTGGTCGTATCGAAAAGATTGGTGAGGCTGACGGACTTGCGTGGAATGAAGTAATAACTGTACCTGTTGAGCAGAATACTAAAGAGCTTATTAAGGGTGGTGTTTTGAAGGCTTACTCCGTTGGCATTATACCAAGGGAGTACGAACTAAACCAGTCAGCCCTTGAGGCGATGGGCGATGACGCCGATCCGTGGTTCTTCCCGCTGATAATCCACTCGTATGACATGGTGGAAATTTCTTACGTAGACCATCCAGCAAATTACGCTGCTACAATTCAAGAAATTGGAAGCGAGAAGTTCAGTAAAGGTATGTCCCATAGGAATGTGATTTTCAAAAATAGTGAAATTATGGGAGATATTGAAAATATGGACAAAGAAATTGAAGGCGCTGTCTCTGACGTAGAGGAAGAGGTAGCCGAAGAGGAAGTTATTGACAGCGCGGAGCAGGCCGTAGAGTCCAACGAAACTCCTGTTGAAAAAGAGGAGGAAGCTGGCAGCGCCTCTGATGTAGTTGCCGAAGAAGAAAAGGCAGATGATGCGTCAGAGGAAGAGACGGTAGAAAAGGCTGAAGAGGAAGATGTTGTTGAGAAAGAAGAAGAGGAGACCTTTGATGTCGCTTTGGCCGTAAGCGAAGTAAAGGACGCCCTTGGGAATCTTGAGGCTCGCGTATCTGGCCTAGCCGAATCACTCGATCTGCTTGTAGACCGTGTTGTTGAAAGAATGCTTGATGCGATGTCCGCCAATTCGCCTGAGCCAGACGGCGAAGTAAGTGAAGAGGCGGTTGAAGGTGAAAAAGTTGGCAAGTTGTTTGACGAAGAAGAATTTGTCGAAAGGGTTGCCAATAAGGTTCTTGCTGGTCTAGTTGATGCACTTGTTCCGACCGCTGTACGCTCTGCGAGAGTTATCGTAGATGAACCAGAAGATGAGGCTGTAAGTGTTGCAGACAAGACAAAGCAGTATATGGAAATGACGCCGCAAGAGCGTCGTGCAAGGATGAAAGAAGTTCTTGCTGAAAGTTTAACTAAGAATAAATAAACAGGTGGTGTATAATGGATTATAAATCTGAACTGAAAAAGGCACTTACCGCAAGTTCTGCTAGCGGTACTGCGCTTATACCAGAAGACCTCGAACCTATGATCCGTGCCAACCTTCTAGAGCTTTCGCCATTGACGCGCATGGTTCCAGTTGTACGCGCAGACGGGAATATCCACAGGGTAGTTCGCCGTACAGCAAATAACACTGGCGCATGGTTTGAAGGTGAAATGACTGATGCTGGATATAACCAAAGCACTTATGCACGTAGATCAGTCGAAGTAAAGATTCTGCGCACACATGGGCAGGCATCTGACTTCGCAGTATCTGCTGCACGGTCATTTACGGATGTAATGGCTGACGAAATTGAGTCAGCCACCGAAGGTCTGGCGGACCTATTCGAGTTCTCAACAATTTGGGGTCATAGTGATGATCTCAGCTTTACCGGAGACGCATATCAGTACACTGGTCTTTACGGCTGGCTATTGAATGATTCTCCGACCAATAACGTCGTTGACGCAGATGGCACGATTACGCTGTCCGACCTTGACGACCTGCTTGATGTAACCATGCACAAGTACAGAAATGTACGTGATATGCAGTGGTTGTTCCTGATGTCTCCTCAAATGAATAGTAAGGTCACTGGACTGCAAACATTGATTCGCAGAGCAGTGCCGACTATCGGATTTGAGGGTGGTTTTGAGATGGAAACCTATCGTGGTGTTCCTATCCTCAAGAGTGGGTTTGTTCGCCCGTTGGGTACGACAACTTCGCCTGCTGTGACGGCAGCGGTTGCTGGTACTGGTGGTGGATTCGCCCTTGCTGACGGTCTGTATAGATACAAGATCGCCAGTATCACACTTTACGGTGAGCAGGTGGCGGGAACCGCAGATAGCGACACCGTAACAACTGCAACGCACGATACTGTTGATTTGACATGGACTGCAGATGCAACTGCAAAGCTGTATGCGGTTTATAGAACGCTTGCTGGCGAAGCGGATTCAGACGCAAACTATGACTTGATTGACGTTATCGCTGCAAAAACATATAACTCGGACGGTTCGGTAAATACAAATGTTGCCGCATATAGCGACACTGGGCTTACCGGATTGTCAAATATTCACCCGATGGCATCTGGCGACGAGACAATCTTCCTGGTTGGGCTTGGTCAACGTCAAGGGCTTTCACGCCCCGTGTTGATGCCAGAAGTCGGAGAGCCAATGGACTCGCTGGTGAATTATGTAACTCTGTCAGAGACGACAGATAGCCTGCAATTCAGGCTCAAGTCATATCATACTGTGCAGGTTCCGTGGGGTGAGCTTCACGGGGCAATTCGCCGTGTGACTGTAGCATAATAGTTGTTTGTTGTGCCTCCTATCCTAGAAAGCGCCCACCCACCTGCAGGTGGGTGGGCCTTTTGGGTTATGGCGGCTACTAGAAGGGGATAGGAACAATATGAGTAAACTTGTTGTGAATTTCCAATCAATCCCTGGATTTGGTGAATCGCTTGTCGGAAACTCTGGCATGGAATATGCCTTTGTTATTGACCCGCCAGAAACGCCAGTATTCCCAGGTGCAAAAGTAATTGGAAGGACATATATGCCAGACAATGAGGCGAATGCCCTTGTGGCTCAAGGAGCAACTGGCGCGGAACAATGGTTTAATAGATGGCTGCCTGTATATGAATCAAGATCGTATGTATACGCATGGGAGTCGCCAAATGAACCTCATCCAATGTGGGAGTCATCATTCAGGGTTGCCTTAAAGGAATTCCTTATAAGGTGGAGTGAGCTAATGCACTCGCGGGGATGGAAAACTGTTGGTGGATGCTTCAGTGTTGGGTGGCCCAATGTTGGGGATGCGAAAGACATTGGCTCTGGACTAGCAGCGTGTGATTTCTGGTCGGTTCATGAATATAGTGCGCCTGCCATGTGGGATAGTCAAACGTGGCTGTGCCTAAGATATCGCAGAACTGTTGCTGAGTTGATTGCTGCTGGATTCCCAGTTAGGCCATTGATTATAACAGAGTGCGGAATAGATGGCGGTGTAATTAGCCAAGAGTTTGCAAGAACTGGGTATAAAACATTTACCGTTGGCAATCAAGATGAAAAAGAGACACAGTATATGGAACAGTTGGCATGGTATGACGGCGAACTGATGAAAGACGATTATGTAATGGCGGCGGCAATCTTTGTCGCAGGTCCAAATATGGACTGGATGGATTTTGAAGTTACAGAGACGTTGGGAGACAAGTTGACAGCTTATAGGCTTAGCCATGAAAACCCTGAGCCAGAGCCAGGGCCAGAAGTCAATAAGGCAAATGGCGTAGATGTAAGCCGATGGCAGGGAGACATCAATTGGGACAAGGTGAAGGCTGCAGGTTATTCTTTTGCCATTATCAGGGCTTCTGGTCCCAATGATGACAAGACTGCAGTTGTTACTGATCCGTACTTTGTTGCAAATTATGAACATGCAAGGTCCGCTGGACTTCTTATTGGCGCATATCATGGGCTGCAGGATGGATTCGCTGGACAGGCGTTGCTGTTTGTGAACTCTGTCGGAGATAGACCTCTTGATCTTGGATACTTTGCAGACCTTGAGGTTAGCACGTTGACAGATGAGAAATGTTTACAGCACGTTAACGCCGTTGACGCTAGATTGATAGAACGATTTGGGTGGGCAGAAGGTAAGTATTGTAATATATACACAAGTCCAGGATTTATGTCTGGAAGGGATACAGCGTTTGCCGAAGGCAGAGGATTATGGCTTGCCCATTGGACGGAAGATGAAAGTGATATAATCATCCCTGAGCCTTGGGACAATTGGGAATTTTGGCAATACAAGGTTGGGGATGCTGGAACTGTTGACGGTATTAGTACAAGAATTGACTTGGACTATTTTAACGGAACTGAGGAAGAACTTTATGATAAATATAGGCCAGATGATAATAATGGAGGCACAGATATGGAGTTGAAGATATGGGGGTTGGCCGAAGACGGCGTAACCTATGTTGAAAAGGATTGGGATTGGGTCGCTACCCGTTATGGAGTGAAGATGGTTAGTGCCGATCCTCCAAAAGGGGAAACGGTCTTTCGTTTAACAGAGATTCGTCAAAAGGTTGGCCCTGCTGGATTTACAATTAAGGTTGTAGATGAAGCTGGACAGCCGATGAAGGGTGTTGCCGTTATCCAGGGATGGAAGGATGGTAATCTATTGGCTCCGCAAGATGCACCTAGAATAAGTGCAACTGTATGGGGGCAGCCGTTTGGACTGCCAAATAATGGTGGCGGCGGAATGACTGACGTTAATGGAGTTTACGGTTGGGGTTGGGGGTCTGGCGAACAATACGACCCTACCGGAGAATGGGGTGAGGACAAGAAGGTTGGCCCTCACTGGTATTGGGTTCTCCCAGGCGGGAATGAGGTTTACAGTGATGTATTCGCGTTTATCGGATGGTTACTTGGAACAGATCACGATACCGTGACACTGACTTATACATGTACGATTGCCGACGATGGTGGAGATCCTGTTGATCCAGAGGAGCCAACAGATGGCGATCTTGGGGAAGTAGTCGCAGAGCTAAAGCGAATTGCCGCCGCCCTTGAAGGCATAGCTGGCAAATTCCCAAAATGGGATGTGTCTTATGATTAAGAAATTAGTAATTGTTGTTCTGGTGTTTTTGATTTTGTTTGTCGCTGTTACCCCCGTCCTTGCTGGCGGAGACAAGGTACATGGTGACAAGGCCAAGGGACCTGCGTCACAGAATGGCGATTGCCCATTTGGGCATGAAGATGCTAATATGTTCCATGCAGGTGATGGGCCACATAATTAATAATATGGGTTTGACCGAATTGCCCATATGTGGTAATATATAAAAAGAATCACTATCTCTAGGTCAGGGATTTGTGAATAACGGAGGAATCTAAATGGCTGCAACTGTAACGATTAGAGTAAATACAGGAGCTAGCGCAGGCACGCAGTCGGGTGCGGTTAGTGGTATTGACCTTATTAGTGCTGATAATGCAACTAATTCGACAACCAATAGACAAACATATCCGATTACTGCAGGCGGGAAATCATACGAAAAGTGGATTACGGCAAGGGTTGATGTCGCTCCAGATAACTATGTGAACAACTTTGAGTTGTGGGGAGATGGTGCGGTTCAGTCGTCAACGGCATTGTATGTCGGAAAGACTGCTTCCGGTGTAACGCCTACTAATTCAGACAGCACGGTTGCCACGAACGCTTGGACTGGTTATCTAACTGGATCGAGATTCGCATGGCACGCAACGAATATGACTGGAATTGGTAGCGTGACTGACTTTGCGGTATTCCAGCTTGACGTGAACGCAGATGCTGCTGCTGGTAACTGGACTCAGGAAACTATTAACTATAGTTTCGATGAGGCTTAAGTGTAGTGTGCGGGGGAGAGGATATACCCTCTCCTCTGCCAATGTTATAAAAATATAGGATAGGATATGGAGGCATGATGGGCAAGGCTGTTTTTGTTGTAGGTACTGGAAGGTCTGGCACGTCTATGCTTGCTGGTATGCTCCACAAGCTAGGTGTGTATATGGGCGACGAATTTGCAAAGGCAGAGCAAACGTGGCTTCATAAGGACTTTTTTGGGACGTATGAAGAAAGAGAGATTTTCGACTTCCATAGATCGATGAAGCCTTGGGACGATCTTGGCGAATGGATCGATGGATATATTGCAAAAAGAAGTGAGGGTCACGATCTGTGGGGTGTGAAAGACCCTGTGCTGGTAAGGTCATTCCCGTACTTTACAGAGCGAGTTGACGGAGATGTTAAAGTCATTGTCGCAAGGCGGAATAAAATCCCAACAATTAGCTCATATGTATATGCGTATCATTCCAAGCTTGGCGACGCACAAGATTGGTACAAAAGGGAAACTGGCTATCTTAAAGAATCGCTAGAGAAGTATGATGGCACAATTCTGTATGTTGATTACGACGATCTTTTTGAGAATCCAAGAAGAGAGTTGTCTAGGGTTATAGAGTATGTGTTTGACGGAGAGAGCGTAGATCAGGGACTTGTAGAATATGCAATCTCTCACGTAAATGTAAAGGGTCGAAGATTTGACCGTGACGGAAAATGGCTTGGGGGTATTAGCAAGCCAGTTGACGGATGGGGAAATGTTGCCATAGGCGTTAGGGTCGCAAAGTATCCTGAGTATCATTTCTTTAACAGTTGGACAAAGCTATTAACCGGAGGCGTTCGTGGTGGAGATACTGTTTTAATGCCTGCTGGCTGGATGCCTGCCCATTGGGCTTCAAACGCCTTGGCTAGAGACTTTCTTAGAACAAACAAAGATAGTCTCCTGATGATTGACGACGACATGGTATTTGAACAAGATGACCTGGAAAGGTTGAGGACAAATATCAAGAATTACGACTACGATGTTATATCTGGCTTTTGCACTCATAGAAGATGGCCACCAAAGCCTATCGTTATGAGGGAAATGGAAGTGCAACCAGAGGAGCCATATTCCCTGTATGGCAGATCATACGAATATGTACACGATGAGATCAAGGATGGAGACATTGTTGATGTTGACGCAACAGGTCTTGCGTTTACGCTTATCAAGCGTTATGTTTTAGAGTCTATGACCGAAGAGTATGGGCCTATGTTTACATCATATTTCTCATACGGCAAAGGTGTAGAATCTGATGATATACCATTTGCTCAGAAGGTAAAAGAGCTAGGTTTTAAGATTGGGATAGATACGTCTGTGAAGATTGGGCATATCGGGCAGGCTGTGTTTGGATGGGGTGATTATAAGCAGTGGATGCGCGAACATAACTCACCCAATGTTGTAGAATTTAACGCTGGAGATCTTGTTCCGATCCTTGAGGAGGCGATCCCTCTTCTTGGCAAGAATAAAAATGCAGCCCAAAATGTATTAAAGTGGATAGGCGGCGAATAGTGACAACACCGGAGTTTTTGTACAAAATTATACTAATAGAAGATGGAGTTACCAGTGCTGTTATAGATTGGGGAAACGAACCTGGGTGGATTGACAAATATAAGGCCGAGCTTGAACGCGCAACTAGAATTTGGCTTGTGCCAAAGGCTAACGGGTCGCCACTAAGAAGTGTTTCGGTCAAGCTTGACAATGACAAAAGGTGGATTCTTTTTAGTCGTGTGTATGGGAAAAGCGATCTTGGCTTTGGGCATCTGGTAAGAATATATGCCCTTGGTTGGCAAGACACGCGAGATAAAATTAACAGAAAGAGCATGATGTGGATTTATCCAAGTGGTGAGGTTGAGATAGCAGAAGAACCTTCATTTGGCCCGTTACTTTTGAATATTGCAGACGGGATAATAAAGTCTCACAGCAGGAGTGGTTAATGTATGACGATAGATGCTTCGGTCCTGGTGAGCGATTTGCTTTCACACTCTTTATGGGGGTTTTTGGGGTTGCCATTAGCCTTCTGGTTGACGTGGATCATATCGTCGCAATTATTGAACATTGTGGCTGGCCGCTTACAATTTTCAAGCTCTTGGCCTGCACGTCGGGTAGGCCGTATCATTGGCCTTCTGTCATTATCAGTGGCGGTGTTCTTGGTATTGCTATTACACTCTTTGCAGGATTTTTATTGGGGGCCGTTGTTTCACGTTACCGTAGTAATAAAGTAAGTTAATAAAAATATAACCGCCGCAATTCAATGCTGGCTCTCCGTATCCCTCAATACAATGAATAGGGATATCGTTGCATACACAGCCAGGGTTGACTCCTGGCTGTTTTATTTTATGGAGAATTATGGCACAGACACTTACGCTTCAATTTGCATCGTTTGGTGATGGACAGGTTGTTATTGAATATGACATACGCGATAACAATTGGACCGTCACGCAGTTGCGCTGCATAAACAATAGTCAATACCCCGCCATTGGCAGTATATACGAGGCGGGAGAACTTGTGTTCACCGCTGTAGCACCTCCAAATCAGACTACAAGCTGGAACATGGTTGGTATTCAACTTAGCTGGCAACCTGACTATTGGAATGATATTACTGAAACATGGGAGCCTAGTGGGATTGAGATGGGCGACTATGTATTCGTGGCTACATGGCCCTGGACATCGGAGACATAGCGCATGGCGATAACAATAACTCCCTGGGGAACGGCAAACGATTATAAGTCAAGCTCATATCTCACTTCTGGAAGTACAATCTTGTGGAGTAGCTTTGAGGTTGGCGATGTCATTGTTGTTGCGCTGGCCGACGATCAGTTAACTGCGTCAAGCGCTGTACAATGTTCGCGAGACAACACAAATTGGGATAGTGCTGGCAATCCAAGTGTAATTTCGACCGCAAGCAACACTGGTAATGTTATTTGTTCTATTGGTTATGTAGTAATAAACCAAACAGCTTATGACAATATAGAAGCGGGGTCTTCTGGAACAAATCTATACATTAGACAGTTAAACAACAGTGCAACGGCAAGCGCAGTTGCGTTTTATCACATCAAGGGACTAGAGTCCTCCCCACATGACAAGTCTGGAAATACCACAGGTTCAGGAACTACGCACTCTGCTGGATATACAGGAACTTTGTCGCGGTATACCCAAATCGTTATTGCCGCTATTGGTTCAGAACATAAAATAACAGAGCTTGCTGGAAGCTGGACTTCTGGAGGTCCATATGTTTCTGGGAACGAGCTAAGTGACGGAACCAATGCCAATGGTTCTACGGCAAACCAAACGATAAGAACTGCTGCCAAGACTGTAACCTGGCTCACCGGAATGTATGGTGAGATAACCAGTGAGGGTTCCTCTGATTACGCTGGTTGTATTGCGTCATTTAAGGCTGAACTTGCAACAACGGAGTCATCGGTAACGGCAGATGCATATATATCCACTGGCGGAACAACAGAGGATTCGGTTACAGCCGATGCTATTATTGAGAAATCTATAAGTCAGTCTGTTAATGCAAAGGCGGTAGTGGAAAAGTCTATTCCGCAATCTGTGATCGCAGACGCCTTAATAGTCAAGACTACAAGTGATTCCATTACTGCCAGTGCGGTCATATTTAAGACGACTGAGCAGTCAATTACTGCTGATTCTGTTGTACAAAAAAGCATATCACAGTCCATATCTGCCGATGCGTCAATTGTGTCTACCGTAGAAGATTCTTTTGTCATCGACGCGACAATATTTAAGTCTACGCAACAGGCTGTTAGCGCAGACGCTATTGTAAAAAAGGCTTTGTCGGGTTCTTTTAGCGCAGACGCCTCTATCTCAAATTATATAGAACAAGACTTTACCGCCGATGCAACAATAAAGAGGTCCACGGAGTCATCATTTACCGCAGGAGCGACTGTTACAAGGTCTATAGAGTCTTCTATAAGTGTTGATGCCATTGTTGCAAAGGCTTTTGAGGATTCCATACTTGCCGACGCGACAATTTTCAAGGCTTCGTCTGGCTCTGTAGCCGCAGATGCAATAGTATTGGCAAGTAACAGTGGCTCTATAACTGCCAACGCAACGATTGTAATTACAAACCCTGGAAGTATTACTGCTGATGCCGTTGTGGAAAAGTACACAACTGGTTCTGTCGCTGTAGACGCTACAATTGTTGAGGTAGGGAATCCAGTGTGGGTGTCTCCAGCCGACACTGTTCCAATTAGCTCTACGCCTATATTGGTATTCCAGATGCCAGAGTCTACAGGTAATATGCATTTTCACATGCAACTTGACACGGCGAATACATTTGATACTGGTGACTTGCGTGAGTATAAAACCAGCGAGAGTCAAACGAATTGGGAGTACTGGAATGGAAGTGATTGGGTTGCTGTTCCGTCTGGAGGAGTATCTAATGTGTACTCTGGAAATAACTGTCGCTATACTGTAACAACTCCTTTATCGGCTACTACATGGTATAGGCGTGTTAGGGGAGGGTTGGTGCCATGACAGAATTAACCATTCATGGTATTACATTTATACGCAGTGGTTCTTGTAATCGGTGTGGTGCTTGCGGTTGTGAGAAGATGGACTGTCCACATTTTTCATATGCTGGCAGATACGCCACATGTGATGTTTATGACACGCGGAACGATATGTGTGAACAGTGCGGAATTAGTCACGACAATTGTGTTGGCTTTCCAGACAATCCCTGGGTACGTGTTGTACGTGAAGGCATTTGTGGGTATACATTTAACAGAAAAGACGGTGGTAGTATGGATGACCTACCATTCCTGAATGGCGAATCATGGTTTAGGGGCAGAGGATAATGGCGATAACCCTTGGGAATACAACTTCATCTGGCACTCAAATAAATGCCAATACGTCATTTTCATTCTCGCACACAACACACGCAGACACAGACCTCCTTAACATTACGATTGTAGCACAGGACACCGTTACGTCAGATCGTAACGTAACAGGGGTTACGTTTAACGGCGTAGCTGCAACAGAGGTTGTTGCCATTGAAACAGGCTCAACGAATATGACCGTTGAGATATGGCGTCTAACAGAAACATCTTACGGCACTAATCTTGGTGGAGTAACCGCAAACGTTCAGGTTACATTTGCTGGGAAGACAAGTACTTCTGTTGCCTGGAGTACAGATCTTATAGGTGTAAATCAAACAACGCCTGTACAAAATTCTAATACGGCATACGGAACAAGCAGTACACCGTCTGTAACAGTTTCCGGTGCTGTTGCTGGCAGTATGACAATAGGCGGCCTTGGCACAGCACAGGGTGATTCAACGCTTGTTAGTGTTACGACAGGAACACAACTTGCAGAAGAAGACGCTGGTCCAGTTGTGTTTGCCGCAGCATATAATTCTGGCAATGGTACATTAGCGTGGTATATAACAAGTAGTTTTCAGTGGCACATTGCCGCCGCAAATTATAATGAGGCTGCTACTGGCGGGAGTGGTAGTGTTACCGCAGACGCAATTATCGAAAAGTCTATATCGCAAAGTGTTAGCTCTGACTCCGTTATAGAGAAAAGCGTACAGCAGTCTGTTTCATCTGACGCAATAGTCATGGTATCGGAGTCTGGATTGGTGAGCGCAGACTCTACTATTAAGTCACAGCAGCAGCAGTCAGTATCGGCTGACTCTGCCATTTTGAGATCTTTTTCACAGTCTGTAACCGTTGATGCAGTTGTAGAGTCTAGAGTAGAGGCGAGTTTCACAGCCGACGCATATATTTACGCAGAGGCAGTTACGTGGTATTACTGGAGCGAGATTTGGAGTAACCCTGTATCGACAGCGTACTCGGTCACAGCAGACGCAGTAATTCTAAGACAGGTATCTGACAGTATAATTGCTGACGCAATTGTTAAAAAGACCATATCTGGTTCTGTTACTGCAGATTCTACTATAAAGAAGGCGGTAGAGCAATCTATCGCTGGCGATGCGGTTGTCAAGAAGTCAAATTCGCAGTCGGCTACTGTAGATGCGACTATCCGCGTTTTAACAGAGCAGTCAGTAGTCGCAGACGCGACGATTGAAAGCTCTGTTACCCAAAGCGTAAATGCAGACGCAATTGTTTTACGTGCAATATCGCAGAGCATGATCGCAGACTCTATTGTAAAGAGTAGTGCTGAACAGTCAGTAAGTGCCGACGCATATATTCTTTCACAGGCAACAGAAGACTCTATAACGGCTGACGCCATAATCAAAACTTCTGTATCGCAAAGTATAAGCGCAAACGCATACATTTTTGGTACAACGGTTCAGGATATAACCGCTGATGCTGTAATCAAGAAGGGTGCTAGCCAGTCTGTAACCGCAGATGCCGTTGTAGAAAGTGCGGTGTCGCAATCTATAAGTGCTGATGCCGTAATTCAAGCAACGGTCGAACAATCTATAAGTGCCGATGCTGTAATTGAGAAATCTATATCTCAAAGCATTTCCGCTGATGCGACCATACTTGTATATAACGAGCAGAGCGTAGTCGCAGATGCTGTTGTAGAACGGTCTGTAGATTCGTCAGTGACCGCAGATGCCATTGTAGAAAGTACAGTATCTCAAAGCATAACTTCTAACGCCGTTGTTGAAACGACAGTTGAAAGCTCTATAGCGGTAGACGCCGTTATTGAACGTTCGTGGCAACAGTCTGTAACGCTAGACGCGACAATTGTATGTGTTGGTACTCCAGTATGGGTTTCGCCGCCAGATACTTCTGCGAGTGGCACGTTGCCAGTGTTTGTATTTGAGATTCCAGAGTCGGTAGGCGGTATGCACTTTAAGCTAGAACTTGACAAAGTGAATACCTTTGACGGTCCAGATTATAGGTTGATCGAAACTTGGATAAGTACAACTGGTTGGGAATACCATGACGGTGTTGGGTGGCAACCATTCCCGTCAAGCGGTGTCTCAAATGTATACTCAGGGAATGAGTGTAGGTATACGGTGCAGGTAGAATTGACAAGTGGCGTCTGGTATAGGAAGATCACAGGAGGTGTTGCATAATGCCTAGTTACGCAAGACCTTCAAGTGATATTGCAGTAAGTACGTGGTATAAGTCAACTGGTCCTTCGCAAACTGACATTTATTTAGACATAGCCGAAGTGACACGCGATGACAACGACTATATTTACTCTACTCCAGATGGCACTGTAGATTCAGCGCCGTGTGAAATAGGGTTGTCGTCACTGACCGATCCTCTCAGTTCTAGTGGTCATATCGTTCGCTATACATACAGACGTACAAAGACGAACAAAGACCTTACACTGGTTGTAAGGTTAAGGCAAGGATCGTCTACAACAATTGCTTCGTGGACACACACGAATCCGTCTGACGTTCTTGCACTTGCAGAACAAACGCTTACAAGTGGTCAAGCAGACAGTATAAGTGATTATACAGACCTTCGCTTGCAGTTTGAAGTAACAGTAAACGCTGGCGGAGGTGGTCACGCAGAGATTACTTGGGCCGAGTTTGAAGTGCCTGGTGCTACGAGTGTTTCTGATTCCGTCACGGCAGACTCTACAATAAAAAGGTCTGTAAGTCAAAACGTAAACGCAGACGCAATTGTGCTATGGGCTGGAATGGCTGGAGACTTAACCGCCGACGCCATTGTAAAGAAGGGCGTTTCCGATTCGGTTGCAGCAGACTCTACGATATTTAGTACAAATTCTGACAGCGTTGTTGCAGATGCCGTTGTAGAGGTTCCTGTCGATCAGTCTGTCAGTGCCGACGCATACATTCAAACTGGTGGGCCTGTATCTGACAGTATAACAGCAGATGCGGTAGTGCTGGTCGGGCGTAGCGACTCCGTGCTTGCTGACGCCGTTGTTGAGAGATCGGTTAACCAGTCCGTTACCGCAGATTCTACAATCGAGAAAGTTGTAGAGCAAAGCGTTTCTGTCAATGCTGTGATTTACGGCTCTGGTGGAGGCTCCGTTGTTACAGATGCCGTTATTAAGTCAAGCGTATCTGGTTCTGTTTTTGCAAATGCTGTTGTTGAACGATCTACAAGTCAATCAGTTACCGCAGACTCTGTTATAGAAAAGCTAATAGAACAAAGCATAACCGCAAGTGCCATGATCTCTGCTGGTGGTACTGGATTTATTACAGTAGACGCTACAATAAAGGGTGCTAAATCTAATTCTGTAACGGCAGACGCACGTATAGCTGGAAGTGTTTCTGGCTCCGTGACTGCTGACGCTGTTATTGATCCGCCATGCTTTGGTTTTTCAAGCGACATATGGAGTATCAATGTAACAGAGGCAGTATACTTTACGGCAGACGCTACAATCAAGAAGGCGCAAGCGTCAAGTATAACTGCTAACGCAGTAATAGAAAAGTCTGCAAGCCAATCAATAACCGCAGATTCAATTGTTAAGCGTTTTGTGTCAGGCAGCGTTACGGTTGACGCAGTTGTTGAAAGGACTATATCCGGTAGTATAACCGCAGATGCTTATATAAGTAAA